GTAGTCGTAATCACAATAAAACCGAGGCACTTCGGTTTGCGTTGAGTCCGGCCAATACTCACGCAGGTACTCATATTTTCGAAGCAGAACAGGCTGCCGACGCCCCGCGACTGTCAGGTTCATGCTGACTGTTTTGTGCCAACGTGCCGGTTTGTTGATGATAGGATTGCTGGCGGTCATGTTGCTAGTCTGAACGGTCAGGTTACCTAGAAATTTAATCTGACTCGCTATCACCTGCTCAGCTAGGCCGATGAAGGTCGGTATGCGGTCCACAGTGGCCGTGTCGGTACGCTCAAGGTACTGCTGAATGTCAGTGACCAAGTTGTTGTAGGTCATTGCGTAGGCGGGCATCACCAGCTCCTTTTAGCCTTAGCGCCGGCCATGTTTGCGACTAGCGAAGGGTACTTAGTGCCGGTGCGTTTGGCGAACGCCTTGGCGGCTCGTTTCTGATTCGGACTCAGAGACTTGGACTCGCCGAGTGACTTGGGCCGTGGTTTTTCCCATACCTCTTTCATAGCTTCCTCACCCCATTAGGTTGCATTCGGCTTGACGTCTGAGGACTAAGCCGCGTAACACTTTACCACCCCCACGCACCCAGAGTCCGAGCTGCTCTTTTGCGCCTTCCCAGTCTTGAGCGTTTATTTTACGCCTCAAAGTCGAGGTTTGTAAGCGCCCCACCCCTAGATTATAGCAGAAATCTACTATTGCATTTAACTTTCCCCAATCTTTCTTTTGAATCGCGAGGGTCAACAATATCGGGCATAGTCGAATTACCCCCGGCGCGTAGGTGTGAACTAATTCGTGCATCAACAGCTGCTCGGCGTATTCACGCGTTATCGGAGGGTCGTCCTTAGTGACCCGGTCGCCGCTTTGGTAGTAGGTCGACCCATACCCAATGGTCCACACACCTGCCGGACAAAGATAAGGCTTCGCAGAGAAGCCTTCAAAGCGCCGGCACAGTTCGGCTGAAAGATCGAGCTTCACGCAAGCCCTCTAGCCTTCAGAGTGCGATCAAGAAACCAGTAGTTGAAGGTGCCTGCAACAAGCGCAGCAAAGTCAGGTGACATGATCATCTTGAAGACTTCCTGCACAGGCAGACCTTCACGCGAGGCGATGATCGCAAACCAAATGTGCGAAGCCGACCAAATGGCTAAAATCCAATAAGTAACGACGGGTCGAACCGAGGCTGATAACGAAGCTACCCAGCCGCCGGCTGCTTTGGCCATTTCAGTCTGAGAATTGATTGCAGCTTCAAATGCTGCCATGACACCTGTGTCAATCGCCTTGTCGCGTTCGGCCCCGATCTCGGCAAGCTTCATTTCGCCGCGAATCTGCTCGAGTTCACACTGGCGGTTGAACATGGAAAGCTCATGCTGCCGCTCGTTCTTGCGGTCCAAGAACTTTAAGACTTCAGGTGCTAGTCGAAATAGACCGCCGAAAATCGTGCCAAACAAACCACCACCAATGATGTCTAGCATTTAGATACCCAAGATCTTCTTAACGAACATAGCCGCGACACCTGGACCAAGCAAGACGGCAGCGATCGTAATGTAAAGCAGCCATTCAATATGCTTCATGCGCCTGCTACCGTCGCCGAGGCGTTTCTCGATATTCTCGTAGCGTTGGGCGCAAATCGCTTCATGCACCGATAAGCGCTTGTCCAGGTCGTCGCTCATTTAAGCCGCCTCTTGTTCCTCGGTAGGTACTTCTTGCAATGGGGTCATGGGTGGCTTTGCAGCCTCCTTCATGCCGTCGATTAGTTGGTAGACCTCTTGGTACGGGCGAGTGCCCAGGTAGCCAATAATCTGGTTAGCTAGTTCCATAGGTAGGTGTAACTTCATTTTGGCTCTTCCCCTTGTGGGTAACAAATAGACGCAATACCGTTCTCATCAATAACCCACGAATTATTTCCAGGAGTAACGCTTCCATCTAGTTCAATAATAAAAGCGGCATATACCTCCCCTGGAATAGCGATCATACCCTCCGGGGGATCGTAATCAGATATGGAATTTACATAGATTACGCCATGGGTGTGCAAGATTATTTGACGACCGTCAGTCATTTTGGCCGTACTAGCTAACGTAATTTTTTCCATGCTAAAACTCCACTATTACAAGCCCATCCGCCCCGGCCCCATACCCACCACCACCGCCGCCTGGAAAGCCACCTGTGACTGGAAAATAGTTTGCATTAGTGGAATTAACATATCCGCCACCACCACCATTAATTCCAGCTTGGTAGTACCCACCCCCAGGACCGGCTCCCAAGAAATCTATAGAGAAAAAAGGCATTGTTGAAACAGGCGGAAATGAATTAAAGCCTGACGCCGCAGTTGGGTTGAAACCTCTGCCGCCAGTACCGAACATACCATTGCCACCATACGTCCCCTCTGCCGCACCACCCCCACCGCCGGACGAACCAGAGCTTGGTATATAAGCATCAGCTACTGTTCCGACGCCGTTGTAAAAAGACGAATTACCACCCGGTCCAAATAAGTTCGCCGCGCCCCCTCCGCCACCTACACCGCTGCCGGTGCCGCCTTGATAAACAATATCACCATAACCGCCGAGAGGAACGCTATATTGCACTTGAGGCCCCCCGCCTTGCGCGAAAACATAGTCTCCAAACATGCTGTTTGTGCCTATTTGGTCAATGCTATTGGCCATCACTATTTTCACTGAAACACCGACCTGTACAGCTACCGACGTAACATCGCCAAGGTCGTAAATGGTTTTCATGGCAAAGCCTCCGCCCGATCCGCCTCCGGGTGCGCTAACATACCCGCCGCCAGCCCCCCACATTCGAACTCTTACAGCGTTAATTCCCGGCGGGCGATACCAAGTACCAGACTTCGCGAACATTCGAACTTGACCCGTTCCAAATGTTCCTGTTATTGGATTGTTCGCAGTGGAAATAATAGGAATAGTCATTCTTCGACTCCTTGTAACGTGACATTTCTTCCTGACACTCGACCCCTTTGACCCAGAGTGCCGTAACCGCCTGTATCGTATGAAAAGCTTAAAGAATTTGAAACGGACGGATAGGATGAATTCAGGGTTGCCTCGCCGTTAATAATTACTTGACCTGTTGCACCCGCAGCCGCTGATGTTACAGCAACGCCTAACAAGTAATAACCATAATCAGGCGAATAACGCTTTCCATAAAGCAATGTGGAACCATTTGTAGCGGTTAGATTGCTCACCGTCGACAAATATAAATAATTTGATGCGTTTTGATATACAAGACCATAAAGCCGATCTCGAAATACATTCAATGAAGGGGTTTGATTATTAATAACACTATTAGTGGTCGACAAATCTGTCATAAATCCGTTTAATGGTGTAGAGTCTTGAAATTGATCCAACAGCAGCCATTTATATAATGTGGAATTACTACTGGTACTGGCTGAAAGCGGGTACTTCCCGATAGCCATATTGTTTCCTGAAGAATACGTTACATAATTGCCAGCACCGCTATACACCATAAAATTATTAAACATAGGATGCACTGCGAAATTTTTACTATAATTTCGAGAGTTATTGCCACCTAGGTTACTAGTAGATTCATTAACCAGAGTGGCACTTACAGGTCCAGGGTTGCCACCATATATATCTCTGCGCGGAAAAACAGAATAAACAGCAGTGGTTTGTGTCGCGTTAGCTACAAAACTTGACCCATTAGGAAATGGCATTGGGACCATAGCCGTCCCAATATCATAGGGGCTGCCAGTTATCCCATAAGAAACCCAGCTATTAGTAACGCCACCTACAAGAGGGTTTGGAGAGTTAGAAAAGCTTAGGGTCGCAAACCTTGCCTTATTCACCATGAAACACATTAAATACTGAGCCCCGGCCGCTGTTTTTTGCATAATAGCTGCCATCGAATGACCAGAATGTTGATTGGGAAAAGTGGTAACGACCATATCGATCAAATCGTTTCTGGCACCATTGCTGGGAGTAGCGCCTATCGTTAAATACCCATATTTATTATTAGTTGGGCCCAAGCGCATACTTATGCCGTCCGCACGATTAGACCTCCCCCATACTGCTATGCTCATGTTTGTAGTGCCGCTGTTGACAGGTCCACCCACTATCAAAACGTCTGTACCACTTAAATTAGCCATCCTCACCGCAAATGGGGTGTTAGGAAAATAATAGCTTAGATAAGTAGCATTGGAGGCGAATTCCTCTAATACGGTGCCCGAGTCATCATAAAGTCTCCAATAAATACCTTGAACAGAGCTATCTGACCAAGCGACTAAAAATCCAACATCCGGAATTGTTATAACATCGAAACTACAAATCGGAGCCGGAGAAGCGGCGCCAAACGTAGTGGTTCTAATACTTGTTGTTACTGTCGTAGCGGCTACGACGCTTGATCCTGAGCTTGTGCTAATGATGAATTTTAATGTCGATGTAGTGGCCGATGGGTTATAAAGAACCACTAAATTACCATTTGTTAAAACGCATGTCCGCCAGTTTTTTACAGCCTCGGCGTTGAGGGCTACATTGTTAGTTACGACCGCCCCCTCCGTTACCGTAGTTCCAGTATAGGTACCGTAATCCTGCATAGGACCATAAGAAACAGATTCTGCGGATTGCGCACTTTTCCCGGTAGATTTTTTGTCCCACCCGCAATAGGTCAGATCTTCGCCAAGGTAGCCATAGGTCCCTTTGCTGCCTACCGTGCCATCCGGGTGGAGATACACATAATCCCCAGCGTTGTAGCCTCGGCTCGTATAAACAGGGACAGTAACTTGCGACCCTAGACCAACGCGGCCAGGACGGATTATTTCGCTCAAGACTCTTGACATGGCTTTTCCTTATTGCTCGAAACCATAAACGGAAACGGCGCAGTTCGCGGTTGTGCAATTAACCACGACCTGCTTTGTAGCTTGCGCCACACTAACGGCACGTTCCAACACACCGAAACCGGGGATGATCGTATTGTTCTCAATCCATTCGGCAGCGGAAGGCGTTCCCGTTGCTGCTACAGCGACTTTTGCGGCAACCGGAGTACCCCCGGTGTTAAACACGCTAATCGTAAACGAGGCCGTAGTAGATGCAGGAACGGTATAGACCGTGGTGTTTGTATTAGCGGCAGGATTGGACTGCCCGAGAATGCCTGATGCCATGATGACCTCTTATGATTGACCGAAGAAGTAGGCCAAGGGGATGCTTGCAGACGTACCGCCCGAAGCGCTTAATGTACCGCCTACAAAGGATAGACCGGTACCTACCGTTACAGCTTGCATACTTGAACCATTACCGTAAATAATGCCGTTGACCGTAGTCGTCAATGTTAACGCAGGCGTAGCGCCGCCAGAACTAGTGCCAGCGAAACCATTCGCTGAAGTAACTGAAATAGCGGTTACCGTTCCACCCGTACCCGTTGCGGTTAGAGTACCACCAACGAAACTCACGCCCGTTCCAATAGTAACGGCTTGCATACTGGTGCCATTACCGTATATGATACCGTTCACCGAAGTTGTGAGTGTGATTGCCGGGGTTGAGGTCGCGGTGGCCTGGGCAACCGTCCCGGCAAATCCATTGGCCGACGCTACAGACACCGAAAGCTTGTCGGTGAGCAGCCTGACCGTCCCTGCGTTGTCTTTGTAATACAGCTTCCCATCGGTGTAGTTTAGTGCGAGTTCAGCGCCATTAGCGGACGATGTCAGGTTTGCCGCTGCTGGAACTGCAGATGCGGTGCTGCTACCGTAAAGAAGTATTGGGGTGTAACCTGATTGTGACATTAAAATGCCCCTCCGGCGATACCAGCCGTCATTTTGCCAGTTGATGGGTTCGCTGTCAAGCCGGACGATACCTGCGCGGCCTGATTACCACTGGTGGCTGCGACCAGCGTGAAATAGTAGTTAGCATTTGTGACGTTGGCAGTTGTGCCAATATTCGTAGCATTTGTGGCCGTCGTGGCTGTTGTAGCCGTAGCGGCGTTACCGCCTATAGAAAGGCTAGCAGCAGTCCCGGTCAATCCCGTTCCGGGTCCGGTGAATTGCGTGGAAGCGGTGACCGTAGTTCCAGTGACAGCTGCAGCAGTCGTCGCGCCAATCGTGGTACCATTGATCGAACCACCAGTAATCGCAACGCTGTTTGCATTCTGAGTGGCCATTGTACCGAGGCCAGTAATGTCAGAACTGGGAATAGTAGCCGATGCAGTGAAAGCTGAAGTGCCGTTGCCCTTAATGTACCCGGTTAAAGTGGTCGCTCCAGATCCACCATTTGCCACCGGCAGCGCAACCCCTGACAATGTGACCGCCAAGGTCCCGCTAGTCATAATCGGGGATCCCGTGACTGACAAGAAGGCTGGGACCGTCATCGCTACCGAAGTGACCGTACCACCAGCAGCCGGGGTAGCTGAAACCGTAATGCCCCCCGCTGTGTTTGAAATGGAAACGTTAGTTCCTGCGGTGAGTGTGCTTAACGTGTAACCGGTTCCATTACCGATTAAAAGTTGTCCATTGGTGGGAGTCGCCGTGTTTCCGGTTCCACCATACCCGACCCCGATTGCAGTACCCTGCCATACACCCGCAGCAAGAGTGCCAACGCCGGTAATACCAGTATAAGAACCAGACAGACGGGCAGCAGGCAAAGTGCCAGAAGATATATTAGAAGCGTTAGTAGTGTCCGTTGTAGCCGAAGCGGCCAAGCCTGAGACTGCTGCGGCAGCGATGGCAATTGAGGTGTTCGTGACCGATGTAACGCGTCCATAGGTGTCCACCGCAAAAACAGGTACTTGGGAAGCCGAGCCATAAGTAGCAGCCAAAACACCCGAGGTATTAAGCGCGATAGTTACCGCAGCCGAGCCGTTGTAGCTTGTTCCGGTAAGGCCCGTCCCTATGGTCAGAGCGTTTGGATTGATCGCTGTTATTGTTCCTGAACTACCTAGCGATATTGCAATGCCGTTTACGGTCAGTGAACTATTGGTCAGCATCGAATTGCCAAAGGTTCCCGAGGTAACTTGGGAAGCGGCAATTGCGATACTGGTATTGCTTGCGCTAGTAATCTGCCCTTGAGCGTTGACGGCAATCGTTGGAACTTGAGAGGCAGTTCCGTAAGACGCCGCTGTAACGCCCGTATTGGCAATATTGAACGTGTAGGTTGGAGACTCGTTTAGGCCCGTTCCTGGTGAGTAAGTGATCGGCGCATTGAACTGAACAAACGATAGTGCCGTGGTACCAATGGTGATCGGAAGGGCGGTCTGCTGTACCCAGGCAGTGGACGCCAAGGTGCCCGAGATAACCAGCACATAATCGCCCTGATCAACTTCGTTTGATCCCGTGCCCGACGTGTCGTAATCGGTTGCTCGAGTCAAGACCCATGGCGTGGCACCCGAACCGACCGAGGTGACGGTATAAACCCCGTTGTAAGGCGCATTGCCTGCCGTTTCGTTCTTGACTAATACGCGCTGGCCAACGCTAGGAGATCCACCGCCAATTGAAAGCGTTGCATAGGGAACTGACTTGGTGATTGTTGCGCCGACCCCGGAAACGCCATTGTTGTAAACGTAAGTGCCCAGAACTGCGGTTGTCGCGTAGTTAACAGGTTGGTGGTAATTAAGCCCCGAAGCAATTGAGTCAGCGTAGTCTTTATTAACAATGTCGGTTGGGTTAACGGGCGTTGTGCTAATCGTCCCCGAGGTTAAGGTGACATTGGTGAACGTGCCTGCCGCTGCCGTCGTAGCCCCGATCGTCGTGCCATTAATTGACCCGCCGGTGATCGCAACGCTGCTTGCATTTTGCGTGGACATCGTCCCCAGGCCGGAAACCTGGGTGTTGGTGATGGCAATCGGCGTATCAGCAAGCGCCGTTAACTGGCCTTGCGCGTTAACCGTAGCGGTCAGGGTCTTGGAAGCTGCGCCATAGGAAGCTGCGGTTACCGTTGTATTGGCTAGGTTGATCGTTGTGGCTACAGACCCGTTATAAGAGCCTGCGCTAAAACCCGTTCCAAAAGTAAGCGCATTTGGGTTTACCGCAGTGACAGTACCCGATCCGCCGAGGCTGATTGTAACACCGTTAACGGTAACCTGGGGATTAGCAATCTGCGCGTTTGTTACCGTTCCTGAAAGGTCCGAGGTCGGAATCGTCGCTGAAGCCGTAAACGCAGATGCGCCATTTCCTTTTACGTAACCCGTTAATGATGTTGCGCCCGTACCGCCGCTTCCAACCAACAACGTGCCTGACAACACAATGTTGCCGCCCGTTGGCGCATTAGGTAGTAAACCCGTGCTTCCACCACTAAAAGTAGTTACCCCGCCTGTTAATGAAAACTGCTGCCATGACCCCGACGTATAACCTTCAAAAGCATTTAGATTTGAATTGTATCTAAACTGCCCATCAGTTCCAACAGGTCTTTGCGCAGTCGAACCGCCAGGCAAGAGCACAGCCCCAGTGCCTGGAAGTGTAGGATTATTGGCGATTGAAAAAGTAGGATTACCCGCGACGCCATCGCCGTCTACTACAGTTATTTGGTTTGCTGTACCTGTAAGAAGTCTAAGTCCTGCATTTGTGCCTGAATTTACAAACGCAACTCCAGAGCCTCCAAGATTCGCGAATGACGCGGCCAGGCCCGTCAACGAAATAATAGGATTAGCGCCTGTTCCATCAGCGTTTGAAACATTAACACCTGCGCCAGACGTTGTTAGCTGCCGCGCAACAACAGTTGAAGCACCCGTTTTAACTATAAAACCTGAACCTGCGGTTTCAAGCGAGCCGGACGCACCATTGAGCGTAATGCGATAGAACGAGGTTGCACCACCATCGGTAAGACCTAGGCCGGTCCCTGTTGAAAGGTATCGACTGTTCGCTAACGATGGCTCTTGGTTTACCGTCAAAAATGTTTGTGTCTGACTCGGCGTAGCTGAAATGTTTCCCGTCGTAGTCTGAACGGTCTGCCCGTTTTGAACAATCGGTACTAGCTCAGCGCCGGTCAGCGCACCTGCGGCGGGTAACTGCGTAATAGTCTGATTAGCCATTATGGTGAAATCGCTATGCCGTCAAGGTTCCCATTGTTTTCGGGCGTCTGGGTATTGCCTTCGGTCGAAAGTATAACGCTTTGTTGATTGTTCGTTACAATATTATTTTGAATTGCCGCAACCGAAACATCAGGTCTAGGGAAACGCAAGTTGATGCGCTCGGTTTGCCGTGCTGGCAGGCGATACGGGTCTTTTTGGTCCGCGCAGCCTTCATTACATACCCGCAAGCCCGCAAAATTTGGGTCATTCATCAGCACCGAGTATGGACGTTTCATCCGGCAGCGGTCGCAGATCGCAATCGCTAGCGATGAATAACCCGTGGTGTCAAGGAAAATAGGCATGTTAGGCCGTGTAAACGCTGATATTTGGCGCGAAGTAAATTGGAGAACGGTCGCGCTCTTCTTGCTCAGCCAGATTCAAATATTTTTCGGCTTGCGTTTCGAGATATTGAACGCGGTCGAGAGGAACTGAAGGAAGTTCTAGCGACAGCTGATGGCTAAACATAGCGAGCGTAGCAAGGTACCAGCGCTGTGGAATTTGAAGGTCATCAGTAAGCTCACCTACGTCCATGATTTGTTTTGAGTACCATACGGTCATCTGAACAAACGGGTCTGAAGGTGTCGGCCAGAGGTAAATTTCAGGTTGCGGGATCGTGCGGTTAAACCAAAACTGATAAGGCTGGTTAGCCGTAAAGTTTTTGTTAGGTAGATTTGTGTAGTCGTCACGATTCAGACGCGACATCGTAATCTCGCGACTGTTGTTGCCTACGTACCACTCGCGCAACGCTAGCGTTGTGCCGCCCGAAGCCTCAATTCGGTAGTAACGAACCGTTTGGCCGGGGTCGATATCGTACCAAAGCCACTGATTGTCAGTTACAACCGTTGTGCCAACGTTCTCGAGCATGTTCCAAGTCGATCCGTCAGTTGAATACTTGAGGGTAAAAGTCCAAGTGGCGCTTCCGCCCCCAGAAACATAGGGCAGCACACCTATAGATCCCGCGTAAACGGGGTTATCAGTTCCAAAATCAACCGTAATGTTACCGTTGGTTGAGCTCTGCTGACAATACGTGTCAACATCATTGTCAGCTACATTGCTGACCGTTCCGCCAGCCGAAGTGCTGTAGCTGCCCGTAGGTCGGTTCATAGTGCGGTACAACGCATTAAGCACGTCATTAGCCCCAACGGGCAGCGTGTAAATGTACTTATCAGGCGTAAGACCAATGACCTCTTTCTTTATGGCCCAATACTGGATGCCGATATTGATGAGGTTAGTCAGCACGAAGCCGAGCGACTCCCTCGCGGTGAGTAGCTGTTCGCTTGTGAGTTCTTCGGCTAACTTTCCACACCGACGAGCGGCATGGTCGATTAGCGTTTGTACGTTGTAGACTTGACCGTAAGTGTCTGAATAAGCCATTCGTTCACCACCCTGGGCAATTCCAGCGTTTCATTGAGGCGCGAGCACGCGACCCGCGATCTGACTTACGCGCCACCGGACCCATTCGAGCACAAAACGAATCACGCCGTGGGCCGCCTTCGGGCTGCGGCGCTTTTAGGTTTGATCCTGTTTCTCGGTTGTATTTCGCTCTACCCTTGGCGGTAAGACCCGCGCCCTGATCTGCCGGAAGTTTCTCACCACGGCTAATCGCCAGGCTCGGGCCGCCGTCTTTAAGCCGTTCAGGAAGTTTTGCATACGATTTCCCCTTTACATTGGACTGCGTAAACTCCGCAGCCACGTCGGGCCGAATGCCGACCTTCTTTGCGAACGCGGGGTTGTTTTCCGCCGCTTTCATCAACCGAAACTGCGCTTTAGTTTTAGCTGGCATAGGTCTTGATCATCTCAAGAACAACCGTATACGTATCCCCGACACTTGCATCAGCAGTTGAAAAAACTATATTACCGTTTTTACCCGCACCTGCGTTGTTTGTGATACCTCCGATTTTTGAAAAATCATTTTCATAATTTGTGTTGACTGTGCTCAGAAAGAAAGGCACATCAGTTGTTGCGTCCCAATACATCCGCACTTCCATGCCGTGACATACTGAGCTGATTTTGTTAACAATCACGCCATTACAGGCTTTACCTGAGGCGCTAGCCGCCAACGCGGAAACATTAACTTTGGTCACGGCGCTTTCGCCCGTTCCGTCGCTTATGTTTGTGAATTTCATGATAGCCAAACGCTCACCATCAAGCAGGGTTTGACTTGTTACTGCATCAGCCATAATGCACCTCTAAAGTAAAGCAGGGGCCGAAGCCCCTGCTATTTAGCATGCGCCGCCGTAGGCCTTTTTGTACACTCCGCCACCCTTTTTAAAGGTTCCAGACTGCATATTATTAGCCACCGGCTTCGACACAGGATGACGAGGCATTGCTACGGCGCGGCCCGAGTCAACAAGACCCCCCGTAGCGTAACGCTTTCCCAGAGCACCGCCTTTCTTAAAGCCGCCGGCATTGCCTTTCTTCACTTCGCCAGTGGTGGTGTTGGTTGGGCCGGGTTTGGACGTCGAAACATTGCCTTCGACTCCGCCGCCTTTAGCGTACTTGGGGCTACCGCCGTGCTTGTAACCGCCGGGTTTGCCCATTGCCACATCGCCAGTCTTCTTCGGGGTATGATGCTCGCCTGAAGCAGTGTCCATCTTAGTGCTGACATAACCTTTAGCTCCCTTCTCAGAGGCCGCTACGCCAATTACTCCGCCTTCTTTGAACCCTGCCTGACCCATCACGACACCGCCCGTATTGAGCCCTTTGTGCCCTTTTGAAGCTGGCTTTGACTCGTGAGATTTGAGCTCTTTCTCAAGGCTTTTCATCTTACTCATCTCAGCTTTGTGCTCAGCTTTAGTTTCGCCACCTTCTTTCATCATGGGGCGAGCTGTTGCCGGAGCCCCGACCGGGCCAGCCATTGCGGGTTTAGCCATCATAGCCCGCCGACGCATCGCCATCGAGGGGCGTGCCGGGGCCGTCGCCGGAGGCATCCCGCCTCGAGCACCGGGCGAAGGCACATCAGACAACCCGCGCATCACCCCACCGTCCATCATCTTTTTGGGCGCTTTGACCGAACCACCTTTCTTCAGTTTCAAAATCACTGAAGGCTCGGTAGTCATCATTTTGACCATTGGTTTAAATTGACCCATGATCGTGCCCCCTTAGACTTTCTGCGCATACACAACGGTGAAGCGATAAACGCCTTGCGTTGTGCTGATTGTGCCGTTAGGGGTTAATGTCAATACGACATTGGTATTTGAACCAATATCAGACATCGCCAAAAGTTGTGCCGCCGTAAACGTAAGCGCGGCGCGACCGCCCGCGATTACATTCGTTGAAGACACATACTGCGTACCCGCTGCGGCCGTTCCAACGGTTGCATTAATCTGAGTTGCTGTTCCGCCGCCAACGACTTCGTCCACAACTTGATCAATAAAAATATTGATAATTTGTGAATTAGCCGGCAACACTTCAGTGGCGCTTACAGCCGTACCAGCAGCGACCGTGGTCACCGTTGTCGTCTGCATAAGCACCATGAAACCGCCGTCAGTTGCGTCGGTCAACGTCCCAGAACCAGCACGTACGGTTGAGCCAAAATACGTTTGAGCCATTTCGTCTTTCTCCTTTAAGGCGAGGGGGTCTAAACCCCCTCTTGGGTTTAGACGCCGGGCGTGCCGTACATTGCTCGCCAGTCAGTGAAGCCCACATCGTAACGCTCGGTGGCTTTGTACCGCATTGTGTCGGTTTCAAAATCACCTTCCATCGTCTTTTCAAGACGACGGCGCATCAACAGCTTCATACCTTCTGGGGCGTCGGTTTGCACCCACCACGCGGTTGCGCTAGTCAAACGCGACAGAACCGCAGCGCCTTCATCGAGCAAGCCGATGGATTTTACTGGGTTGATGTCGTTGTTTGCGTTGCCTGAGCGCAAAACGCTTTTCAACAGGACTTCAGCCTGGAAGATGTTGCCCGGAGCTACGACAAGCTGTCGCGGCACGAGGCGAATCTTTTTCCCGTTGTTGTCAACTGCTTGACGGATCTGAATGAGCATTTGCTCGAGCGAGGTCTGGCTTAAAACTGCTGCGGTCGTAAGCAAATTGCTCGCACTACCGTTAACAATTGGATGCGAAGAGCTGTTCAGCGAAACACCGTCGCCGCCAGGGTACGAGGCGCTAAAAGCGTTGTTCAACACGTTAGCGCACAAAGTCTCTTTAGTTTCCACCAAAGATTGCGCCAGGTGCCGAGCATACACCGACCCGATGCGAATGTGGTCGCCGTCTTCGACGAGGACTTTCGTCAGCGCGAAGGCCAGACCGTACACCGAATAGACGTAACGCTTCAGGAACAACACGCCGCCCTGCTGATAGGTTACGGGGCTGCCGTCAGGAAGCAACGGCGCAAGCCCGAAACCGTACAGAACGGGTTCTTCGTGATAGTTACGGGGAATGCCGTCTTGCTCGCGGAAAACTCGCGACCACTCATCGGCACGCTGATCATAGACTCCATCGAAGCATTCGTTCAGGATAGGCTCAACGATGCTCCGAAAGTCCGTACTGCGCATTGGGGCTGCCATTTGTTAGCCCTCCTTAGAATGCATTAACGGTCGCTTGAACTTGCGACTCGTTAATAGTTACACGAACGATCGTGAACGCATCACCCCAAGCGTTGCTGGGGTAAGGTGCAATGTCAACGATACGCATTTGGGCCGAATTACCCGCACCAACCAAAACGGTTGATATCATGGCTTGTGACAGTCCGGTGGTTGAAGAACCATCCGTAATGTTAACAAAATCAGCCTGATCACCAATTGCCGTTTGAGCCAGCGAGCCGTTTGCTTGGATTTCATAAACGATCTGCGGATCGCTGTAGAAATACGCAGTTGCGACTGTGCCGGTTGCGAGCCCCTGGCTAGCTGGCCAATAGTTCGACACGCGATAACGGCCCGTAGTGTCAGTGAACTCAACGCCTGCGAAAGCCCCAACAAACGAATCACCAGCTGCGGCGGGAACAATTTGGCCGCTGCTGTTGTACTTGACGGGTTGGCCTTTCAGAATCTGAGTGGCATACCCGGACGGAATACCGCCGGACAATACCGTCGCGCGATCTAACCCTGAAGGGTGATACACTGGACGGAGACCGAACGGAGCACTAGTAGCGCTCATGATTTAGTCCTCATTAAAAGAGTTAACCCTCGAACACCGGGGGTCGATTAACGGATTGTTTCGAGACGTTACCGAAGCCTTCACCTTCTGTTTTCAGAAGTCGATGGCCCGAGCTATCAGCACCCTGCTGGAGTTCTTCCATACGTTCCATGATTGCTTGAGTTGCTTCCATTGGTTTTTGATAATGAAAGTGCGTCATGACCCGCTGGTAAATCTCAGATGGCAGCTTGAATAATAACATCTCGTTACATGATATAAACCCCGCGTGCTCGCCCGCTTTTACGCGATAGTTCTCGAACCCAGGTATCTCTTCGGATTTAACCGGAACGTACCCAAGCCGGATTCGCTTATCAATGGTGTCGTAGCTGTTGGTGGTTGAGAGCCAGCAAAGGTGCCAACCGGGCAGGTCGGGCACTTTTGGCAAGGCTGATTGCGTCCACTCGTCACTCCACATCTTGTCGATGTCCTGTGAGGCGGCGAACATAGTCTCAGGCGGAAGGCGGTCGAAGTCTTCGCTTGCGCGGCTTTCTCGGCCTCCGGCTGAGAGGGATTTTTTAAGTCTTGAATCCATTTGCGTTGTCCTTGTATCTTGCAATTAGCGGGAGGTCGAGGCGGCACGTTTGCGGGCTTCCGCCGCATAGCGCTTGATCATGCTGTTGCGCTTGACGGGGTCGTCCCAAAAGCCCGCATCTTTCATGGCGCGAACTTGCTCGGGTTCAAGCATGAACTGACCCTTAGGGGAGCCGCCACTATTTGATGATTCTCGACCAGTGCTGGTTTGCATATTACGAGGCCTTGAACGCTGATTGGGCGCATTATAACCCGAATCATACCTGTGAGGCAAGTATTTTCTTGCCCGGTCATCGAGCTCATCCCAGTAGTCTTGGCTCGCGGGGTTCCAACCTTCGGCAGTGAGCTCTTCGTCGATCTGCTTGACGATTTTCGAATCGGTGTCACGGTGTTGCGGGTCGTACCAGTCGCTGCGTTTAATCCAATCAGCCGCCATTTTTTGTACTCGCGGATCGGGCACGGTATTGGGCTGCTGTTTGGGGGCGGTGCTCGCTTTTTTCAGGTTCTTCAGAGATTCGAGCTGCTGCCTCGACTCGTACCACATTTCTTGCGCCTGCGCCAGAGCGTCGCCGTCTTGGGCGCGGGTGGCTTCGGCGATTTTGCGTTTTGCGTATTCGAGCCGCAGTTCTTGATCTTCAACTGCCCGGTCAAGTTTAGCGAGCTCGCCGGCGTGCGTTTTGCGCTCGACGATGCTTAACCGCTCCATGAGCTCTTGGTTTTGTCGCTGGAGCAGCTGCAGCCGCTGATCTTTTTCGGCGCTAGTTTTGCGGGCTAACTCGCGCTTAGCGCGGCGGCGCTCGCGTTTGGCGTTGCGGAGCGCCACGGTGTCGTCGTCAGAGTCGGCGTCCGCTGGGTCGTCGACTGCGCCGCCTTCGGCTTTTGATTCAACGGAAGCGCGGTCATCATCATCGTCGTCTTCTTCAATTGAAGGTGGGGCGAGATCTTCAGGTAGTTCAACCGTAACGGAGCCGTCAGGTTGCTCTTTGATCTCAATGTCCGGTTCTTTTACGTCGGCAGTTGTGCTCATAGGAATGCCTTAGTTTCGAGGGGGTTTGAGGTGATTCGTGCGATGACCTCGTGGTCATTGACGATCATGAAAAGTGAGGGGTCTTCAAGGTGATCTTCACCGGGCACTTTGACTTCCCAGCGGTCACCGCCCCACTTGGGCACACGAATAAAGTCACCCACCGCACACCACGACCCTTCGGGCCAGGGGTTCATGGAGTCACGATGCCGAAAGGCGAGCGGCCCCACCGCGATGACTTTCGCGATTTGAGTGTTCCACTTTTCAGTTTCTTTAGTTTCCTCGACAAGCACTATGCCGGCTTTTGTGGTCTTTTTGCGGCTGCGGCGCAATTGCACCAACAACCGACCACCTAACGGCTGCGCACCAGGATCAACGCTCGGAAAAGCCCAAGCCATCTCAGCGTCTTGCGACACTACTGGTTCAGTCATCATGTTCATTTTCTTCCTCTATGAAGTTCTCGATAATGTCAAGGGCTTTTTGCAGCCCCATGTGTTCGCCGACCATGCGCTGGTACGCCTCCCAGGTCGCAGCGTTACCCGCCGCTAAGGAATGGCCTATTTCAGCCTGACGTGCCTTGTATGCGCCGATCAGTTTGCTAAGGGTTAAGGTCACTTGTTTTTACGTGCTATCGGGGCGGGGGCTCCTTTCGATGAGGGTTGAGGGGCGGTGGTGCCTTTGGACTTCAGGCTAGTGCCGTCGAGCGCCGCACCCATGGCGATGCGCTTGTGGTAGGGGACGGCTTCGTTGTCTTTGAGGTTATTGGATGGTTGGGCCACGACTATCTCCTAGGTTACGTTGAGCTTCGTTTTGAAGCCGAATTGCAGTTTCCATCTGCTCGGTGCGTAGCCTCTCGTCTTGTTGCGTGAGGCGTGCGGTTTCTATGCGCTCGCGAGTGAGGTTGTTCGAAGCGCTAATGGCCACGTCAAGCTGATCGCGATCGGCGGCGCGTTGTTGCTCGGCCTGAAGCCGCGCCACATCAAGCTGACCGCGCTGTTGAAGGTCAGCGCCTTTGAGCTGCATCTCAGCCTGGTCGCGCTGTGCGCGGCGCTGCGTTTCAGCCAAGCTGGTTTCCTTAAGCACTTGCGCTTCGGGCGGTAGCTGGGGTTGGGGCGTGAGTTTCTGCATAGCCTGAAGCAGTTGCCCCACGAGGGGGAGAATTTTACCGAACGCCTGCTCGGCATCAGATTTGACGTGTTGCGAAACGAGCGCATACACTTTGTCGATCTGCGCCGTGAGGGCTTTGTCCTCGTATTCGGCCTCGGTCACGGGGCGACCGTCGCGCAGCTTTGTAACGTACCCTTGAGAGCGGTTCAGGTACCATAGAATCATGTGCTGCTTGACGTGCTCAAGCGCTCGAGGTAGGTAAATCGACGCCATAATGGGGTTACCGCCGAACGCCGGGTTCAGGGCGAAGTCCAAGTGCGTTTGAATATGCGCCAAGTGATCTTGATGCATATAGGCGTAGCCGTTCTGTCCCAACGCCATAGCGACGTTCTCATCGACGGCGCTGAGTTCATCTGGCGAAGGTGTGTTTTTGAGCAGCTCGTTGTAACCGGGTATTTTCAGCTGTTTCAGCAGCCGTTCTTCCACCGCTCGGCGGTCGTAGAGGTCCGGGGCTTTGTCCGCACGGGCCAAAACCGCCTGAATTTGGGCCATGCGTTGGGTTTCGCTAAAGATATGCGGATCCGAAACCGGTACAACGTCCGTATTACGCTTGAAATCATCTTCTTCGATCTCGAGGTCTGCTACAACCTCGCCTTTACGCATGTCGCTGAGGTGCCAGCGGTTCAAACGGCCAAGAACTTTCAAAAGTCGCCCTTGCGCATCGTGCAGCCGGGCGTGAATGGCGCTGAAAACCGCCGCACCCTGCTCGATGAGCGCCTGCGTGGTGCCGACGGGGGTTTGCGCGCTCACGTCGGCGATTTTTTCTTCCGCCGTCGTGACTACGCCCTTAGTGGCCTTGTCAAGCCACCCCAAAAGCTCAAAAAGCACCGCGCTCGGGGGGTTAAAAGGCATAGGCATCGCGATTTTCTTGATATCGTCAACGCCCGGTGCACCTTCGATCTCCACAACTTGCGTGATGTCGACCTGTTGGCTCTGCCCGCTCACCTTTGCGCCCTTCAGTTTGAGCATCGCGGGGGCGTTGTTGATGTGCGCCGAATCGAGCAGGGCGCGTAACGCCCCGGTCAAGGCCGCCGAGAGCCCTCCGATGAGGTGCGGCAGCCCGATTGCGTACGCTCCGCGCCAAGGGATGAATTTATACTCAATGACCCAGTCCAATTTCGTCATCGAGTCGTCGCCGTCTTCCCAGTTGCGGTACAACCCCACCACTTCTGACTCGAGTTCGTCAATCATCAGGATGTACGGGGCCATTTCGCCCCCGCTTTCGCGGTCATCTTCGAGCTCGAGCCACGTGTAAATGTGAAAAACACGGCGTTCGCCGTCGGTGTTCTCATCCCACTTGCGGCCTTCGATCTTGTTGTTGGCCTTTTCGGCCTTAGTTTCCTCGGGCTCCATTGTGGCGCGGATCAGGCTGATGTCGCGATACATACCGGAGCTGATCCGGCGTTTGAATTCCCATTCGCTGATGTCGTGGATCTCGGTGGCCCGCTGCGCGGTGTAGAAGTTCGTGGCCGAAAAAGGGATCAACACCTTGTCGATGGGCAGGAACTCGGCGCAGGGGCGCTTTTGCCGGTCATCGTACCAGAGCTTCAGGTACTGCGACCCGCCCAAGGGCAGCTGCGTGAGGAGTTGCTCCTGCTCGTCGCGGAACTCTTCAATCTGCTCCGTGAGCTGCCAGTTCATCCAGTCGCGTTTACGCTCGGCACGCTGGGTTTTCTCTTCGTCGTTGGTGCCTAGGATCTTAGTCTTGACGGGGCCGTCGGGCGGGAACAGTTCTTTTATGGCTCGGGAGGCAAAGTCCACGCAAGCTTCCGCCATCGCGGGGTGCACAACTTTGCTCGCGCCCATGAACGTCGCGCCGCCGGGGGCGTCCTTGCCCATACCGGTGCGTTTGAGGCCTTCTTCGTACTGCTTGTCGCGGTCTTCCCGCGCCGTTTTGTCTTTCTTGATGAGTTCCAAATACCGACTGGCGAGCGTATCGAGGTCCAGCGGGTCAAACACCTCCGCCAGGTTGGCGTAGAAGTCCGGGTTATCTTCCGGGCCGCTGTCCGGCTCAAGATTGACGAGCACCGACCCATCGGGCAGCTCCTCAAGCTCGGCGTCGCCCAGCTCGAGTTCTTCCTCTTCGTACTCTACGGTCATCGGCCCAGCGGGCAGTTCGTCTTCAAGTTGGGGTTGTGGAAATTCGATAGCCATTTCGGGGGGTTCCTATCGGCGCTTATGGCCTTTGAACAACAGCTCATCAGCCATGAGCGTGGGGTTAGTTTCGATTTTGACTGCGCCGCCCTTCTTGAGCTTGTTCTTTTTCAGGAACTCCTGAGCAGGCTCGCGAATCATCTCGTAAAAGTCACGCAGCTCGGCGTTGGGAGCCACGGCGTTAGCGCCCAGGTCTAACCGCTGCCGGCCCGCGCCCTGAGCGGCTCGCCGTTCGAGCAGCAACAACGGGGCCGCCTCACCGAGGAGGTCTTGCAGGTCCACCGCACCCGACTCAAACGCCGCCGCAAACGCCGGGTCGCGCCGCACGCGGTCAAACCGACCGAGTCGGCCCGCGTTTTGAAGCTCCAACTCGGCTTTTTCAAAAAGATCTTTGTCGTAAACGCGGCGCGGCACGTCGGTCTCAAAGAAGCTGTACGCCGTGGAGGCTCGACCACCTCCGGTCGAAGGGGGTGAAGCGATGAAGGTCTTCAGCGTCCGGGGCCACGCACCCCGCTCATAGTCGGCGTAAAACGCCACGTCATCCGCGCTGGGCGAAACCCGCAGCCCGCTGACGTCGCTCGGGTGAGTGTGGAAGTCCACAATGGCGCGACGCTGCGGGTCGCTGACCGCTCGGCTGACGTCCGCCGCACTGGGGATGACTCGCGTGCGGTTGCCCGAGGTAACAACCTCGCCTGGGACGCCGGCTTCGGTCAACCCCACGACGGAATGCTCGTGGCCGGTGCGGTATGCGCGGCGGAGCGCCTCCCGAGCAGCAGCAGACTGCGCGGGGGCTTCGGTTCTCAACAGCTCGCGCAACGCAGCCGCTGCCCCGGCGGGGCGCTTCACGGCCCCCACTGCGCCCGCCACCGGCGGAAACGCCCCGAGGGCTTGCGCCAGTCGGAACAACTCGCTGGGGTTGGTGGGTTCGGCGGGTTTCTCGCCCATGAACCCGCGCACCACGTCGCTCAACGCTCCGGCGGAACCCTCGCCGTAACCGGGAAGGTCTGACGCCCGACGCTTAGGGGGTTTGCCGCCCTCGTTCATGCGCACCGCACCACCGGCGGCGTAGCCTTCTGGGCTACTAGGCGGTAGGTTTGTCCTGCCGTATTTGTCTAAAAGATCGCCGAGTTGGCGTTGCGTGACGAACTCGGGCGCGGTTACATTCGCGGCTCGAAGGTTCATACCTAGGTCGCTGTCTGGATGAATACGGACGATACCGTAAAGATCAAGATCTTTTACTTTACCCCACTTGCCGCTGTTCAAGAATTTTAGAACAGCGTTTTCGACCTTGCGGAAATATTCTGGATCGCGCTTGCCGTACTCTTGGGCGCGTTCGCTTTTGAAACTATTGCCGACCGGTTTTAATTCGGTGATGTCGGGCGGCTCTTTAGGTTGGCTCGCCAAGACATTTTGATATTTCTTGTACACGTTTGGCGCGTGCTCTTGCAACCACTCTAAAGCGTCTTTTAATTCGGGCGGTCCGCCTGAATCTGTGCCAAAGTGTGCGTCCCAAGCAGCTTCTTGTGCTGGCGTTAGGTCGTCAATGACGGCGTCGAATGCGCCGGTATCGTCGACAATCGATGTGATTTTCGCCTGCGCGTGTGGGCGACCTTCGGTGTCTACGAGCGCGGTCAGTCGGTTCTCGCCCGAGCCGTAGCTCTTGGCGGCCCACTCAGCTTGCGTGCACCAGCCGCCTGCTTTGCCGATGGAGCTGCACAGTTTCATACCTTTGTCAGTCACTGTCTCGGGGATGTCCACCCAAGCACCGCCGGGTTTATCGACAAACGACAACTGAAACGAATCGTCCGCCATGCGCGGGGTTGCTTGAAGGTTTCCCAGCATCCCGGCCCTCTCAGCTTTGATAGCCTCCTCGGCTCGCCACTTGTTGATCTTGTCGACCAGCTCGACAGCCTGCGGCACCGTGACCTTCTGTAACTTCTCGGGGCTTAGCTGCAGCGCTCTCGGCAAGTCCGAGTCGGGGCTGGCGGCGTTGGTGAGCTCGTCGATGAGGTGACGGAACCCGGTATGTTCATACAGACGGCTATATGCGCTTTCCATGTCATAGACCGGCGTCTTTGGGTCGAGCTTTTCAAGCCAAGGATTACTTTGAACGGTTGGTATGCCGGTGTCAGAGCTCTTTGTGTGTAAAAGTCTCTGAGGCTCGTCGATTGAGATTGCGCGGTCTGCCACAAACTCCCAGAACTGAGCCTCTGGGCTGACGGCCATACCCTTTTCAGGGAACCCTTGCGAGCTGCGCATTGCCTGCATGTCCCAGCCCGGCTCACCCAACTCATACATGTTGCGGTGCAGCACCCCGCGCTCAGCCAACGCCCTGACAGGGTCTTCCGGGGTGGCCATCTCATTACGAATGTATTTGCCGAGTTTAGTGTCGAGCCAGGTGTTTATCGCGGCTTCTTCCGGACGTAGCAGGTCGTTATAAACTTCGGGGTGGTTCTTGCGAGTCCACTCGACTAAACCCACCGTTGGGTCTTTCTTGTAAGACTGCTGATACTCCTTGAACAGCTCCCGGCCTGAAGCTGCGTCAATAAGTTCGCCGGAAATTATTGGCTCGTTTTTCATCGGCTTGAGTGCCCGCTCAATCGAGCCGGCGAGCCAGTTGCCGCCCTTGGGCTTGACGACCCCCAGCGCCCCCAGCCCGCTCAACGCGGTGGCGGCCTTACCCGCAGCCTGAGCCGCCTCAGGGATGATTGCCGCCGGGGTGGGGGCGTTCATCAACGCCTGAACGGCGCGGTAGCTGCCAGTGGGGTTGGTCTCGTCGTAGGGCTTCGCGCCCACCACGGCCCGGCCCGCCTCGCCGAGATTGCGCCGCACGTTGAGCAGCGCCTGAGCCGTGGGGTCTTCAGCGCCCTCGCCGTAACCCTTCAGCTGAGACGCCCGGCGGCGGAGGCGGAGCTCTTCGAGTTCTTCGGGGGTGGGCGGCAGTAGGCTAGGCGGCATATGGGTTCACCCTTGGGCCGGCGTAATCCGGCGAGTCGTTGAGCGCGTCGATGTAATCCTCGGGGTCGTACTCATCACGCGGCGCGGGGTCAATGTTGAGCCAGCTCGCGTCGCGCAGGTACCGCAGCGCCTGCGAGAAGGCGTCCACAAAGTCATCGTGCGTGGCGTTGGGGAAGCTGCATATCTGCGCGATCATGCCCTCGGCCCAGTCCCGTACGTAGCCGGCCCGCACGCTTGACTCCGGGACGTAGACCCGGCCCGCACGCACGATGTTGGCCACGATGCTGAGCCGCTGAACCTTGTCGGCGTTGCCGGGGTTGTAGGCCCGCACCGGAACGTGCGCCCGCTGAAGGTCTTGAATCAGCACGATGCCCGCCGCTTTATCTTCAACCAGCACGAGGTCGACCTTCTTGAGGTTGCGGCCCTCGCCGAACACGATTTCATACTCGTCGATGACTTTGGGTTTGAGGTCCGGGTACTGCAACCGGTCTTGCCACGCGTCAATGATCAGCACGCTCATGGGGCCGTCTTGCGGCTTAAACACCCCGAACGTAATCGACGCTGTGGGGTCGTTTTGAGTCTTCTCCGTGAAGGCGCAATCGTAACTTTGTAAGATGAACTCTAGCTTCGGGAGCTCTTTCTCCGCCGGCCAGAGCCTGAACCAGTCCCGCTTGACGATGCCTGACTCTTCGGGGTCAATAACCTCGGCGTAAATCTCTTGCCTGCCGAGGTTGGTGCCCTCGTAAGCGAGGATCTGCGAGCGAAAGTTGTCGCTCAGGTTGTCGACGTTAGTGTAAGTGCTGGCCGTTGTGAGCGTGACGTCCGCGCCGTCCCGGCCAATGAGGTCAACAATCAGGTCGCGGGGTTTAGGCGTTGTGGTGATGAGGAGCCGCGACTTCATGTCGGGCAACTTCAAACGCACACCGAACTGAATCTGATCCCAACTGTCCTGAAGGTACTCCCACGCCGCTAGCTCGTCGCACCACGCACCGTGGAACTGCGGCCCCCTGAACCGCTCAGGCTCCGAGGCCGGTATGCCTTTAATCAGCGAGCCATTAGCTAGGCGTAGCTCGTGAAGAGCTTTATTGTAGTCGGTGACGAGCGGCTGCGGTATCACGGTGAGCAGCCCCGAGTCGCCCTCGAAGCACGTGCTGCGCACGTCGCTGCTGGTCGGTGCGGCCACCAGCCACCGGGTCTTCGGGTAGCTCCACGCCCACCAGCCGATTTGCTCGGCGGCGGTGCGGGTCTTGCCCGCGCCACGGCCCGCCAACATCAACCATATTGTCCACCACTCGCCTTCGGGCAGCAGCTGATGACGATGCGCTTTCGAAAGCCACAGCGCCCGCCATGCCCAGGCGGCTTGCCGCTCGAGGGGTAGCCGCCCGAACTCCTCGCGCAGCTTTGAGTCTTGCAGCAGTTCGCGGAGCGTTGAGTCAGCCGCGCCCACTGCCGCCCTCATCGGGCTGACGCCGTTTGAGCTCGATGTTTTTCAGAATCTCGTCAAACACATTTACCTCAACCCGCAGCGGCCCGTCGTCCGCTCCGGCGTGCTGAATGCGGTGGGTCTCGGCCCAGCGCAGCTGCGTCTTCGACCACCAAATGGCGCTCGCCGTGTCGCCCTCAACCGCTTTAGTGAAAAGGGTCTTGCCGACTTTGCTGTTGGCGCTCGCCTTACCGAGCAGCAGTTCGCGCTCAAAGTGCTTGCGCAACGTACTCAGGTCGATTCCGTCCCGGACCAAAATCGCAATCTGATCCTGCGGCAACCCGTAGCCCGAGAGCGTCGCCACCAGCTCCCGCTCGGTCTTAGTCGGCACGAACGCCGGCCTTCCCGCACCGGGCTGCGCACCCCCCGAGCGGCGCTTCTCGGTCACTGGGGCTTTTTCTTGTTTGGGTTTTTCTGCTTTCATGGTTGCGGCGCATTATAACCCGGTTCTTCTCGGCCCGGCAACCACCGGTTTTGATCGTTCGGTTTTGATCGTTCGGCCGATCGTTCGAACGTTCACCCCGAACGAACGTTCACCCACGCCGCCGCGCAAGCTCGGGCGTGATCGGTCGGAACGTGCGGAGTCGGTGTTGGGAGCACCTTTAGGTCTCCCACACCGCGCAGCCGATCAGACCGTCAGGGGATTTCGCACAGATTCAACCCATACCGCTCAACCCCCAAACATGACCGCTCAGGCCTCCCCCTCGACCCCCAGAAGTGATCGTTCGTTCGGTTGGTTTCTTTAAGGGCGATCAAACCGAACGAACGATCACTTTTCGGGTTCCCCGAACGGTCATTTTTCAGCCCCGAACGGTGCCCCCCTCAACGCCGAGCGGTGAGCCCCGACCGCCAAACGTTTTCTCGCCCCCCGAGCCCAATCGTTCGGCCGATCGTTTGACCGAACGTTCACCCGAACGATCACCCGAACGTTCAGGTTCTAGCCACTCATTCAACGCCGCTCAACCGCCCCATTGAACCGTTCAGCGGAAACTTGAAGATTTTTCAACCCGGCTCGGGAAAAGTCAGTATAATGACTTCAAGCGCAGCAAATCACAACTCAATAACTTAACTGGAGAACTAAACATGGAAAAGAAAACATACGAAGTCGAGCTCCGTCTCACAGGTTTTGTGCGCACTGAGATCGAAGCCGAGAACAAAGATGAAGCTGTCGAACTCGCGATAGAGAAACTCTACGACAGCGACTACCCCAACGCCGACGATCACGACATCGAAGCTGAATCAATTAAAGCGTGCGACTCGACAGAAAATCTATTCGAAGTCGAGCTGCGTCTGACCAGCTTCGTGCGTATCCAAGTCGAAGCTGAGAACGCCGAAGCAGCTGCCGAGCTCGCCATCGAAGAGCTTTACGGCAGCGACCATCCCAACGCCCAAGACCACGACATCGAAGTCGAGTCAATCGAATCCATCGAAGATCGTTGAAGACTACGCCTAACTCAGGAGCTCACAGCATGAACATTTTTCAAAACGATGATGACCTTGCGATGCTTGAAGCCTCGCAGCCGCGCTATGCAACAATCAAACCAGCGCCGCAAATTTACAGCCAAAAGTGCGGCAAGTGCGGCGGCTCGGGCATGTACTACGGGCACAGTCGTTTCGGCCAGCGTTGCTTTGCTTGCAACGGCGCAGGTCACAAGACTTTCAAAAGCAGCCCTGAGGCACGCGCCAAAGCCCGTGAGAAGCGCGTTGAGCGCCAGCAGCGTGTTCAGCAGGCTAACCTGTCGGTTTTCAAGGCTGATCAGCCTGAAGCCTACGCATGGATGGTCGCTAAGGCTCCCACTTTCGGCTTTGCCGCCTCGATGCTGCAGGCTCTTCAGCAATACGGTTCATTGACTGCAAACCAGCTTGCAGCCGTGAAGCGCTGCATCGACATCGACGCCCAACGTCAGGCCGAGCGTGCCCAGCGAGAGCAGCAGCGTGCTGCAGCCCCTGTGATCGCCCTGAACGCCCTTCACAGCGTCCTGCAGAAGCACGCCAAGTTCTACGCTGGCGACCTGACCCTGTCCCGCCGCCGTGACGACCAGTTGGTCTGGATCAAGCACGCCAACGCCGAGAAGGTCATCGGCAAGATCGACAGCGGTGTCCTGACCCTGTGGAACCGCCCCGGTGTGGACAACAACGAGGTGCGCGGGATGCTCAACGAGTTCGAGGGTGCCCCGCTGCAGGCCGCAATGAAGTACGGCAAGCTGTCTGGCCGCTGCTGCTCCTGTGGCCGTGAGCTGACAAACGACGGCAGCATCGAGGCTGGCATTGGCCCGATCTGCGCTCAAAAGTTTTAGTAAAATCACTCGGGGGCTACGGCCCCCTCAACTCAGGAGAACTCATAACATGAAACTAGGAACTCAAACCGGAAGCCTCATCAATCACGTTCTTTCGAGCCGCACCACGGGCGAGCCTCCCTACGCGGGCATGCCCGCAACGCTGCTCGCTTGGTCGGACCGTTACCCCGCGACGGTGGTCGAGGTCAACAACCTGAAGCGGTACATCGTCGTTCAGGAAGACGACGCCCGACGCATTGACCGCAACGGTCTCGGCGAGCAGCAAGTCTACGAATACACGCCCAACCCCAACGGTCATCGGCGAATTTTCCGTAAAATGAAGAACGGTCAGTGGGCTGAGCACTTTGTCAACCCCGAGACTAAGCGCCTCGTAAAGGCCAGCAGCTGCGGGTTGCGGCTGGGGCACCGCGAGAAGTATGAAGACCCTTCGTTTTGATAACAAAGGAGCAAACAGCATGACGCCCTACCAATCCTTCTCAATCGAAATGGCCGCGCTCGATTTAGCCCACGCAATCAAAGCACAAAGGGATTGCGTACCCATGGACGAGAAAGCACTACTGGCCACGCTTCAAGACTTGCGCGATGCCTTTATTAGCGTGCGCGATATCTCCGACCGAGTCGACAAGATTGTTCAAACCCTTGACGAGGAGCAGTAATCACATGCAAAAGAAACGCAACATGCGCGGCGACCCCGGCAGCCTCGATGACGAGCCGAGCTGCTCACAAGACCCCGCGCACCCTCACGGTTTTGACCGCAACGCTAGCCACAGCGCCGGGCGCTACGTATGCCTTTGCGAAGGGTTCCTGGACGCTTCTGTAGACGATGGCTCGTTGGCGGTGGTGCGCCAACTGGCGCAACGCGACGACTACGTCATGGTACACGCCACGGAACTGCAAGAGCTGCTCGCTCAGTTGGACGAGCTCCGCGACCGAGTTGCGGCGCTCACGCACAGGGAGGAGAAACAAAAATGGTGAAAAGTTACGTCGCGGGTCAGACCACGTGGCGACTGCCCGCCGAAGACCCCCCGCCGCTGGGCGTGAAGATGCTCCTCCTGAACCGAGGGGGCGTATGCGTCATAGGCACTTGGGGCGCGTGGGCGTTGGCCTGGGCACCGTTGCCGCTCATCCCCGAGCACATAAAAGCGGAGATGCTCCCGGTGGGCTATGCCCCGCAGCCCGAACCCGTTGAGGATTGGAAACTACACGCAGGAGACGCCGCATGAACGCTCTATCAGAACCCGCTCTGTACCAGCTCGCTTTGAAGTTTCAAAACAAACTTCAGCTCGAGATTTTTGAAACCCTACTCAGCATCATGCGTGATGAGAACACTCCCGCACGCGACCGCTTAAAAGCCGCCGAGCTTTTAACGCGCCATGGTGCTGAAATGCTCAAAACCGCAGGAGGTAAAGTATGAGCCGTGAAGCTATGAAGCTGGCGCTTGAGGCGCTGGTCTTTGCTCAGTACGAAGACGATGACTACGATGACGTGTGCGATCGGAAAGTTCGCGAAGCGCGTGATGCCCTGCGCCAAGCACTATCGCAGCCTGAACAAGAGCCCGTAGCGTGGATGCACACAACCGGAACTGGGCATGTGTATTTTAGAAAAAAGCCGCAAGACAAGGTATTCAACCCGCAGCCTGTGTATGTCGCACCACCAAAGCGCGAATGGGTCGGGTTGACAGAAAAAGAATTGTATGAAGCCACTGGCATTCCAAAAAACGCTACTTTGCCAATGCCTATGCTCAAAGGCGTTGAGAAAGCCTTGAAGGAGAAGAACACATGAGCGAGAACAAGAATGCAAAGACACCTGCAGACGGGCCAGAATACGAGCGTGGGTTCGTTGAAGGTATGCAGAGACAGATGCAATTGCATGTGAACAGGGTAATTAGGGAGGATCCTACGGCGTGGCTGAAAACTTGGTCTGATGGGTCTTTGACTGTCCTAAAAACTAAGTCGCATGCTTTTGCTGACCATGAATTAGAACCCCTTTACGCAGCACCACCAAAGCGTGAATGGGTTGGTCTGACAGCAGATGAAATTTGGCAATGCAACAGAGCGAGTGGCAGTGCTGTGGAGTTTCATATTTGTTACGAACATCAGAACGTATTAGATTTTGCGGAGTCTCTCGAAGCCAAGCTGCGGGAGAAGAATCATGGATAGAGAAGCTGTTATACGCATGGCGCGGGAGGCCTGTGACCAAGCACCGCGTGAGGATTGGAACTCTACTGCTTGGGTGTTTGGTGACGAAACTCTTGAACGCTTCGCTGGCCTTGTTGCTGCTGCCGAGCGAAACAAGCTGGCCGCATGGATGATCGAGCGCGGCTACGCAACAGGGCACGGCGACACCGTTGAGGACTTGCTGAAAGAGCTTGAGTGGCAAATCGCGGAGCGAGAGCGTGAGGCGTGTGCGAAGGCGTGTGAGGACATCGACACCGAGTACGAAGGTCAAGATGTATTGGCAACGTGGTGCGCCGCCGCTATACGAGCAAGGGGGCAGACATGAAAGTTCGTAAGGTCAGAGGTGAAGACAGGATAAGCAAGGTCGTCGTGTCGCAAGCGGACATGCTTCACGCCAAGGCGCTAGGCATTGAAATCAAAACCTACATCAAGCGTTACTTAGAAATGATCGCCAAGAAGCGCCGATGGACGTGGTACTTTGCAAGGGAGAACAGATGAACACCGCCGATTACGAACGTGCCTTGAGAGACCTTGAGGATATCAAACGCACTCTAGCAGCGCTCCGCGCCAACGTTAACATGTTGATGTTTGCCTCCGCAGCAGCTGAAAACGAACAGTGCGCCCGGCTAATCGAACGCATGGGCACGGACGGTTACGGCACGTTGGCGATTGCGGCTGCGGTGCGGCAGCGTATGTTTGACGGCCCCGGTGCGGTGCATTGAAAAAGACCCCGCACGCTGGTTGGGTATGATTTGCCTTCTTTTCAAGAGTTGCGCATAATTAAAAATCGTTCAACCCCATAACAGATAACTACGATGGACTTAAGACCCTATCAGCTCGAGGCGGTCGAGGCCGCACTCAATGCGCTCAACGCGGGAGGTAACCCGGCGTTGCAGCTCGCCACCGGCACGGGAAAATCCCTCATCATTGCCGAGCTGGCTCGCCGCCGGCTGCCCGGTCGTACGTGGGTACTCACTCACGTTCAACAGTTAGTGAGGCAAAATGCCGCCACCTACGCTCGGCATACGGGCGCGGAGCCGGGCATCGTCTGCACCGGCCTCAAGCGCCGCGACTATGACGCGCCCGTAGTCTACGGCACGATTCAGACCGTCATCAGCGCCGCAAAGCGTATGCCCTCGCCCGAGCTCATCATCATTGACGAAGCGCACCGCGTTCCGCACAATCACGGCGAGCCCACGCAGTATGAGCGTCTGCTTAGCGGGCAACCCCACGCACAACGCATCGCTATGACCGCCACTCCATGGCGCATGGACAACGGGGTGATTTACGGCGAGGGAGAAAAGTTCTGGTTCGATCGGCTGGCGTATTCTTATAACGTCCCACGCGCTGTGCGGGAAGGTTACCTCTGCCCGCTCGTGGGGGTTGAGACCGCCGTGCAGCTCGACGTGTCGGGAGTGCGTAAAGCCGAGGGCGACTACGCGCAATCCGAAGTGGCGTCGCTCGAGACTCAAGAGTGGCTTATGAGCGTAGCCCGGTCGATTGCGGAGCTAGCCGTGCGCCGGCGTTACGTAGCCGTTTACTGCCCGACGGTGGCCGCCGCAGACCGAGCCGCGCTCGTGATTGGCGCTATGACCGGCTGGACAACCGAAGTGCTGACTAGCGCCCTGCCCGAAGACGAGCGGCAAGCCGTGTTGGGCCGGTTCATGCGCGGTGAGACGCGAGTTCTGTGCTCAGTTGATATGCTCACAACCGGGTTTGACCACCCGGCACTGGACTGCATCGTGTGCTTGCGGCCCACGTTGTCCTCGTCGTTGTGGGTTCAGATGCAAGGCCGAGGCACCCGGCTACACGACAGTAAGCGTAACTGCCTCATCTTAGACTACGTCGGCAACCTCATCCGGCTGGGCGGCGTTGATATGATGGAGACGTATTACCGCGAGAAAGGCGACGCCGATCAGCTTCAACAAGTCCCCGCCGAGCCGCGAGAACGCCGCGAGAGGGAAATGCGCCCTGGGTTGATGAACCTTACCCCTATCGACCCGATGACCGGCCAAGAGGCGCAAGACGGCGCAGTGTTGACGGCGCAAGTGCATACCGTCAACAGCGTAGCGATTACAACGCGGCGCGACCCCGCAACCCCGGTGCTGATGGTCAACTACAACTGCACCACCCCCGAGGGTGCACGCCTTCAGGCGTCGCAGTTCATCAACCCGGCGCGGCCTGATCAGCGGGCGGTAAAGTTCTTCAATCAGCGGGCGCTGGCGGTGCGGTTACCCTCGCCGGCAAAAGCTGTACTGTGGCAGTTGCGCAATGCGTCGCGACAGCCGCAAGAAATCCGTATCATAAAACGTGGGCGTTACTGGAACGTTCTGGAGGAGAGATTCGTTGCGTAGCAAGAAAGATAAACAACTCTGGGCCGTTGACCGCGCCCCCACCACGCTCGACTACGCGTTGGCCTATGCCCGACTCGGGTGGGCGGTGCTGCCGGTGTGGTCGGTGGACGCCCATGGGCAGTGCCGGTGCGGTCGCGCCAACAACGAGCAGGGGCACAAAGCCGGCAAGCACCCTCAGTCTCAACTGGTTCCGCATGGGCATCAAGACGCCACAACCGACGCCGAGCGCATCCGTTCGTGGTGGTCAACCGACCCGGACGCGGGCATCGGCGTGAGCTTGGCCGACTCGGGATTGCTCGCGCTCGACATCGACCCGCAAAATGGCGGCGCTGAGAGCCTTGCGGCGCTCGAGGCCGAACACGGTGTTCTGCACTCAGACCTTACGGCGGTTACGCAGGGCGGCGGTGAGCATCGGATTTTCAACGCCGACCCCGAAATGAGTTACCCCGGCTCGCTCGGTAAAGGGCTTGACCTCAAACATAACGGCTACATCTGCGTAGCCCCAACCCTTGGGCCGTCAGGCGAATACCGCTGGGCCGAAGGGCGATCCCCGCTGAGCCGCACCGCGCCCGCCGAGCCTTCCCCGTTGCCGGGGTTGATTGCGGCTCGGGCACGCTCGCCCGTTTCATATAATTTGACCGAGCGCGGCGGAGTTCCCGTAGCCACGGCGCAAACATTTGATGACTTGCGATCCGCGCTCAAACACGTCGACGCCGACGACTACACAACGTGGGTCAACGTGGGCATGGCGCTCAAACCGTATGGCGAGAACGGTTACAAAATCTGGACTGAGTGGTCGGCGCAAAGCGAAAAGTTCAACGCCGCCGCGCAGCGCAAAAAGTGGGAGCGCGACCTGACCAACCCGCATAGCATTACGTACCGTTCGATTTTCCGTCTAGCGATTGACGCCGGCTGGCCGGGCAACAACGCATCCGCCGTTGCCGGTCCCGGGGAAAAAGCCGCACACCCATTTGCGCTGAGTCGCGCAGTGTTTACGGGTGCGGATCGGGTAGCAATTTTCGAGTACATCTTCGACGACTTCATGAGCATCGGCGTTAACGTTGTGGCGGGAGCGCCCGGCGTCGGCAAGACCACGCTCGTGATACCGTTGGCATTGGCGGCTGCGCATCTTTGCCCGACTGATTATTTGATGCGCCCCACGGTGCGCCGCAACGTCATCATAATCACTGAGTCGGTCGAGCAGGTTCAACGCACCATTTACTCGCTGTACAGCTGGGGGTTCACCGGTGCAAGCACCGCCGACTTTGAGGCTCGGGTGCGGGTGCTCGCCGCCCAACGCCTCGACCCCAAAGCAGTCGGGGCCGTGGCCGACGAGTATCGCGCATGGACCGTGAGTAACGCCCGCACCGACGACCCCGACACCTTTTACGAGGCGTTGCCGCTGGTGGTGTTTGACACGGCCAACGCCGTATTTGACCTTGAGTCTGAAAACGACAACGCCGAAGTTGGTCGCGCAATGGCCGCGATTAAGCAAGCGTTTTCCGCGTTTCCAATCATCATCGTCAGCCATACCGCAAAAATCTTAGGCTCGCAAGAAGCCTCAAACCTCGGCCCGCGTGGCGCATCGGCTTGGACCGGAGATGCGCAGGGGGTTTATGCCGTGTTCAAAGACGGCGAAGACGCCGACGCGCCTCGGGTTCTCAAAGCCGTAAAAGTTCGGTTCCCGGCAGCTTACCCTGAGTTAGTGTTCGAGCTCGTCAGCAACCGCGAGCGCCACCCGGACGTGCTGGGCACTCCGCGTGACATATGGTTCGCACACGCCGTGGCTCGACCGCTGAAGGCCGGCGAACGCACCGCGTTAAAAACGCAAGTCAAAGAGGAGCGTGAACGCACCGCGCTGAACGCCCTAACACACCAGCTGATACGGCTCATTCGCGACAACCCCAACCGCGCTCGCAGCTACTTTGAGCGGCTAGCCACAGCCGAAGGCGGCCTGAAGTGTTCGCAAGAACGGCGTGAGCGGCTGATGAACTCCCTGCTTGCAGACGGCCTCGTCGAACGCATTGAGCTCGAGAAACCGCAAGGTCGCGCCAATCACTATGTGCGTGTCAACGAAGAGTTAGTCGCGCAACATTACCCCACCGAGCCCGGCTCGTTACGTGTTTTTAACCCTGACGATGGAGAACTTTAGAATGGAAAACCCCACCCCCTTAGAAAAACCAACCGCCCCGCTATGGCTTGAAGAGTTCAACCGCCAGATCAAACCCGGTAACTGGTGCATACCCGTGGAAGACGTTTGGCGTAAATACGGTTGGGTTCCGCCTTCGAGAGAGTGCCCCGCCACGATGCGCAAGCACGAAACCTACCGTCGTTGGATACCCGTTGAGCACCCCCAGCCATGAGCCACCCCGCACTTCCCCCGCTGAAGCTCAACCCCCGGCAGCGTGAGCTGCTGAACTACCTGAAGAACCGCAGCACGCCGGCTTCAACCGTCCTGCTAGCGCAACGGTTTAAGGTTACTACGGCGTGCATCACGGGCAACCTGCGCCCGCTGCTGATGGCCGGCGAAGTTGAGCGAACCTTCAAACTTGAGCAGACCTCCATAGCGGGCAAGGTCTCAAAGCTCGGCTACTACAAAGCCACTAAGCCTATTCCGTCAAAGAAGCCGCGCCCTAAGACGTCACCCTCAATGTTTAACGACCCGTTCAACCTTGGGAGCGGCAGGGAGCGAATCGATACCCAACCAGATTGAAGGGTTATCACTTGTCAAACAATGATGGAATAAGGTTTAATTCAAACCGTTGTACTTCATAACTGCGATAACTTAGGAGAACTGAAATGCTAAACGACCTCAAACTCACTAGTGTTGATCAGCTCGGCGCGTTGCTCGCTGAGATCAAAACCCTCGAGGCTCGTGCCGAGGAAATCAAGACAAAAATCAAAGAGTCCGCCAGTGCCGGTGGCCCACGTGTTGTTGAAGGTGCGCTGTTCAAGGCAATTTACAGCGAGTCGAATCGCGCAACGGTTGACTACAAATCTATCGTAACGGTGCTCGCTGACCTTATCCAGCAGCAGAACCCTCAGGTCGACATCAAAAGCGTCATCAACAATCTTGTCGCCGAGAACACCAAGGTTTCCGCCGTATTTGCCGTAAAAGTAACTTCAAGGTAAGATTCATTCCAGGGGGTCAACCGCCCCCTCAATCTAACTCAACAACTCAAAGGAACTCAAAATGAAAGTACAACTCAATCAACTTGTTAAAGTAATTGAAGTGCTAAGCAAGATCGAAAAAGCAAGCATGAAAACGTTTCAAGACCCGCAGTACGTCGGAGCGTTGCAAGCTGAAGCTTGGTTAGCGATGTGGCCTCTGAAGCACGCAATCGAAGACGCTCAACTTGAAGTCACCGTCGAGGAGTAAGTCTGATGGAACCCTTTCGCCTTACATTCGAGCACGTCATTGGCGGCGTGCCCTGCTTAATCGGTGTGCTGTCCTTCGAGAGCGTGCCCGGCACGTTCAGCCGCAACGCCGCCAGCGACCTTGACTATTACGGCTGGTTTGACTGCGAGTGGCATGTGCTTGACGAAGACGGTCAACTGTCACCTGAACTGGCCGCCAAAGCCACCTGGGCCGAAGATCAAGCCATCCGCGAAAAAGTCCAAGACCTTTTGAGCAAGGAGTTCCGCCGTGCTTAAAATTCTAACTCAACACATTATGCCGCCGGTTCCAGTGCGTTTCTTTGACTGGACAGCCTTTAGTCCTGATTACGAGCCCGGCGACCCGGTAGGTTACGGCACTACGCAGCAAGAAGCTGTCGAAGAATATCTCTCAGCCATTGACGCTCCGCTCGATGTTGAGTACGTTGTTGAGAGAGTTTGAAATGCGCCATCATCAGGTTGGAGACCGCGTCATGACACCCTCAGGCGTAGGAGTGTTGGAGGCCGTTCACGCAGACGGCGGATGCTCGGTACGGCTCATCGGCCAGCAGCCCGCCAACTGGCCGTTCCCGAAGTGGGTGATACTGCCGCTGTCGCAAGTGAAAGCTGCCCGCACCCCGAAACCACCGCCGAGCATTGAAGAGTTTGAAGAAGCACCGTTTTGAACATACAGGAGATTACTCAAAATGACTAACATCGACCCCCATCAAACCGAAACCAGCAAGTCACTTTACGCTTGGCTAGAGACCGCCTCAATTGAGCAGCTCATTGAGTTCCACAACAAGTACGCTGAGCGCCGTGTTCGGGCGTTCTCTGACCGTCAAATGGCAGTTGACCGCTGTCGCGAGCTGTGGGATAAGCTTCAGGTTTCTTTTGCGGGCAAAGTCATCAACACTAAAGAGCGTTCCGCAACCGGCAGCGGTAAGCGCCCCGCCATGAGCGAGTCGCTTCGGCTGCCTGATCGGCGCGTACGCTGCATCGAGACCGGTGAGGTTTGGGCCAACGCTTTGAAACTTCGCCGTGATCGTCCCGACTGGATGACCAGCGGTCAGCAGGATCGTCTTACGCGCCAGTTGTACAACGCCGCAAAAGCCGGTCAGCGGGCGGTGGTTGAGATCAACGGACGCTCGTTTGAGCTCGTCAATTCGTTCCTGACCTATGAGCATCAGAAAGCTGCCGCAGCAAAAGGAGTCTCAAAATGAGAAACCGTAACCGAAGTGTGTTTGATAGCGGGGGGTTCTTCTTCCTTTGGGTACTGAGCTGGGTAGCGCTCATCGCGGCGGGTACGGTCTTAGCGGGGGTGTTCTGCCGCGTCATGAGCTCGTTATTTAACTTTGGGTGGAACCTTCTATGAACGATCACTGGTGGTGGGATCAGGTTCGTAAAAATGGCGGGTTCGCCCGCGACATGTCGGTGCGCGAAGTTGTTGCGATGTTCTTCATGTTGCAGTATGCTGCTAACGACGAAACGTCGCTGCAGGAAGACGCGTCTAATGCGTTCTTGGCGGCCGATATCTTCATCAAAGAAGGTGCTCGAAATGCTAACGACTGATTATCGGCTGCGGGAAAACCGCCGCGAATATTTCGATAAGCTCTACGGCTTGAACTTGACCTACGGCGTGATGCCGGGGCTGGTGTACCTTTATATGCCGGAGCTGGCGCGGCGTTATGACTGGGATGCCGAGCAGCGCCTTTGGTTCGCGTTCTTGAACGGCTTGACTCAAAACCCTATCACTTCGATGAGTCTCGCGAAGCGCCTTCCGTCGGTGCCGCCGCCCGGCGCAACATTGAGCGGTTTCTCGGAATGGTTCGGAACTGAGTGGGATCGGCTTCAGTTCGACACCGATCGCCGATATCAAAAAGCGCACACCGTTGAGGCTATCCGTACCTACGCCAATCTTGTAGCCGAGCACGGCACGCAAGCCGCCATGCTTAGTGGGAAAACTTACGCCGAGTTGTGGGCGTTGGTTCGGGGGCAGTATCATTCGTTCGGGCGGTTGTCATCGTTCTCTTACCTCGAGTACGTTTACCTGAATGGGTTTGGCGCTGACTGTGATAACTTGCTTTTCAACGACAAGTCGGGCAGCCGCTCTCACCGCAACGGTATGTTGTTCTTAACGGGCAACGACCAGTTAGTCTGGGACAAGCGGGCGGGCAACGACTTTGACGGCAGTTATTTCAATTTTGAAGGCATGTGTACCTGGTTGAGCCGAGAAGCCGACAACATTCTTTTTGACTTTTCTGAGCAGAACCACGACACCCCCAACGTAAGCAACTTTACACTTGAGAGCAATCTGTGCACGTTCAAGAATCACTTCTTCGGGCGGCGTTACCCCGGCGTTTACGCCGACATGGCGTGGGAGCGCATCGAGTGGGCGGACGCTCGGGGCTTGAGCGAAGTCACGGCGGTGTTCAAAGACATGCGCAGTCTGGACCTGCCTGAGTGGTTGCGCGCCGAGTGTGAGCCGCAACAGTTGTCTTTGAAAGAAAAAGCGCGTATATTTCCAACTACGGGTCAGCCGTATCGTGCTGAACACTTTTTATAACGAAACAACTGGAAAAACTCAAATGCGAAACGTCATCTTACGCGTCTCGGGTACCTTCGGCTCAGGTAAAACCACCGCTGTGCGACAGTTCTTAGCCTACGGCGCTAAAGCGCTGATGAGCGGTGAGAAAATCGCCGGCTACCGCACGAGCGCCCCTACGTTACGCACTCCGATCTACGTCATCGGAAAGTACGATAATGTTTGCGGCGGCACTGACGCAATCAAAACTCAAGCCGAGGTGGCTCAGCGAATCTTGAAAGCGCACCCGTTGGGGCATGTGCTTTACGAAGGGGCGTTGGTTTCCGCTAGCGGGCTGGGCGGTCAAATCACTCAGGCCGTTCACCCCACGGGTTGCGCGGTCTATGCGTTCATGAACACGCCGCTCGAGCTGTGTATCGAGCGCGTGAAGCAGCGGCGACTCACGGCCGGAAACGAAAAACCGCTTGACCCTAAAAACCTGATTCAAAAGTTCAACGCCGTTGTGAACTGCTACCGCAACCTTCGCGCTGCCGGTTACGACGTACGGCTCATTGACTACGCTGACCCTCACCCTCAGCTGATGACTATTTTCGAGGAGTTCGAAGCATGATCGAAGACTGCCCTTACGGGCCGCCCGCCGCTGATAAAATCGCTTCAATTGAGGGGCTGTTGTATTTTGTTTGGGAACGGGAAGTGATTCGCATATCCCGTGAAAACAAGCTGCCGCCCCCGTGGACCGAGGACCCCATTCTGCGTGAATATAAGTTTACGAACATTCGCCGCCGCGACGACCGGGTATCTCAGTGGATCATCAAATACCTTATAGAACCTGATGCCGGTCGGCCGGACTTATGGTTTACGCTTTTGATAGCGCGGCTGATCAACTGGCCACCTACGCTGCGAGTGTTGGTTTACGAGAAGATGTTGCCCGTGTCGCCTGAGAAGTTTTCACCTGAGGCGTTTAGCGCTCTCATCGAAGCGTATCGCCGCAAGGTTGACAAGATTTACAGCGGTGCGTACATGGTTTACCCTACGAAAAAAGACCCGGCGGGGATCAAGAGCCTTGCGCTGGCGCGGCATATCATTGAGCCCGCAATCGAACTCAACGCTCAACTGATCGAAGAGCTGAACTACGAGCGCCCACGAATCGAGAACTTTGTGAATACGCTGTCAACTTCGTTCGGGCTGAATACGTTCATGGCCGGTCAGGTTGCCGCTGATCTTACTTACACTGATAAACAGCTCGGCGTTGCAGAGGACCTTCACACCTACGCCCCGATCGGTCCCGGCAGCACCAAAGGTCTAAATTATCTTACGGGCCGTAAGTCAACGATGCCTTGGAACCAGACCCAGTTCAACAAGAAGCTGGTTGAAATCAAAGACGCAATCGAGACGCAGCTCGACATTACGGACCTCACACTACATGACGTACAGAACGTGATGTGCGAATACAGCAAGTACGCACGCACCGTGGTTGGAGACGGCGTACCTAAAACCCGATACAAGCCCGAGAAGGAGTTCTAGAGCCATGGCCTACACAATCACCGCAACGAACGTCAACGAGGCCTTCGCGGAGGTTTTCTGGAAGCTTCGCACGTACCCTACTCATGAGCGCAACACGCGTAACGGGCCAGCGATTACCTTTACCGACACATTCATCATTACGTACCTCAAACCGCAAGAGCGGGTGCTGTTTCATGAAGGGCGCGACGCTAATCCGATTTTTCACCTCATGGAGTCAATCTGGATGCTCGCGGGGCGAAATGACGTGGCGTTTCTGGAGCGGTTCAACAGCCGCATTCGGCAGTACAGCGACGACGGCGTAACGTTTAACGCTGCGTACGGCTACCGCTGGCGGCGACATTTCGGGTTCGATCAGCTGTTGGGCGTGATTGACCTTTTACGCAGTGACCCCCGGACTCGGCAAGCCGTTGTGCAAATCTGGGACCCCGCTGATCTCACAAAGACCACTAAAGATAAAGCCTGCAACACGCAGATAATCTTTGAAACCCAGGCCGGGCAGCTTGACATGACCGTTTTGAACCGCAGCAACGATATCTGGTGGGGTGCGCTCGGTGCTAACGTTGTTCACTTTAGCGTGCTGCAGGAGTTTGTCGCCACGGCGCTTCAGGTTCCGTTAGGGGTTTATCGGCAAGTGAGCGCGAATCTTCACCTTTATCGCAATCTCTACAAAGCCGATCAGTATATTACGCTACCGCCCCAAGCGAGTGACTTCGACCGTTACTGGCGCGGCATGGTCACACCGCGCCCGCTGATGACCGAGCCGGACCCGCAACTGTTCTTGTACGAGTGTGAATGGTTCTGCGTTGACCCGCTAGCCCCCAACCCATATCGCAACACGTTCTTGAGCGAAGTCGCCCGCCCGATGGCTATGGTCACTGCCGCTCGCAGGGGCGGGGGAACTGGCCGGGCCGAGGCGGCTTCGGTTCGAGCTACCGATTGGCGAAGCGCTGCGATGGATTGGGTTGAGCGGCGCGAAGCAGCTCGGAAGCGCTAATTTTGCGTTTTCGAAAATGCGGCCTATACTTTTATGTTCTAGCTTTATAACTTTTAACTTGAGACTGTTGAAATGAGAAAAACCCTTCAGTTCATCATCAACGGAAGCGAAGTCAAACGCTTTCACACCCTCACGACCCTGCAGATTGAAACCGTCGGCCATCACTCGCACGGCGTTGCGTGTTTTACTCTACTGTTGAACCCGGACGCTAGCCGCCAGCTGATTTTGGCTGCGCTGTTTCATGATCTCGCCGAGCAGCATACGGGCGACATCCCCTCGCCGGCGAAACGCGAATACGGCATAGGTGATCAGGTTGATAAACTTGAGCGCCGGCTGATGTTTGATGCAGGAATTCAATATCCTGAGCTCAACGCCTTCGATCAGCGTACGCTCAAGCTCGCTGACATAGCCCATGGGGCGGTGTTTTGTTTACGGGAAGCGCAGCTCGGCAATCGACGGATGCTTGAGGTTCATGACCGCTACGTCGCCTATGCGCATGAGTTGATTCTCGTGGGACGTGAGCTTGATCTTTTCAACACCATCAAAGGGTTACGTTATGAGCGCTAACGAAAAGCAAGTCGCCGGCTCACACTATCGCTCCGGCATTCAGCACTGGGACTACGTCATTGCTAATGATCTTGACTATTTTCAGGGTCAGATAACGAAGTATGTCACGCGTTGGAAACGTAAGAACGGTCTTACAGACCTGCTCAAGGCTCAGCACTTCCTTGAGAAATACATCGAGATCGCCCGCCAAGCTGAGCAGTCCGACGGTGCTGAACCTACTTCCGGCTACACCAATCAAGACAGATGAGCACTTGGGTGTTTGATACCGAGACCTACCGCAACCGCACGTTGTTCTGCGCCAAGAACGTAGACACCGGCGAGTGGTTTGACCTTTGGCGTCACGAGCCAGAGGCTCCTGCGCGACTCAAAAAACTGCTCACCTCGGGGGGTACGTTTGTAGGGTTCAACTCGCGGGAGTTCGACAATATCATTGTGGCGGCGTTCTGCAGCACCCGTACAGAGGCTGAAATCAAACGCATCGCCGACGACATCATCAGCAACCGCCTAGCGCCTTGGGCCGCGATGCGTAAGTTCATGCTGCCGGAAGTTCGGTTTGACTGGATCGACCTGATTGAGGTTGCGCCGTCGTTTGTGAGTCTGAAGGCTTATGGGGCGCGGATGCATATGCCTCGGCTGCAGGATCTTCCAATTCATCATGCTGAACTCATACGCCCCGAGCAGGAGGCGACTCTCCTTGAGTATTGCCACAATGACGTCGAGACAACTGCGGAGCTCTTACGGCATTTGGAAAAAGAGGTTTTACTGCGGGTCGAAATGAGCCGACGTTACGGCGCTGACATGCGTAGCAAGTCTGATTCACAAATGGCTGAACAGGCTTATATCAGTAGCATGAGGCTTCAGCGCCGCGAAAATGAAGTGCCGAAAAGCGTGCGGTACACGCCACCTCAGTTTTTGAAGTTTCAAGACGCCACTCTTCAACAGCTTTTGGAACGCGTCGCGGTGCATACGTTTGAGATGAATCCGAACACTGGACACGTTGTGCTCCCGGAGTTTTTAGGCCGCACGACGATTCCGTTCGGCACTGGCGAGTATCAGCTCGGCGTAGGAGGTATACACAGTGTTCACGACCGGAAAGTCTGTCACGTTGCGGGAGCTGACGTCATTTGTGATATTGATGCCGCTAGTTTTTACCCCAGTATCATACTTGAGTGCGGTTTTGTACCCGCCGGATTGGGTGAGGACTTTGTCAGCGAGTATCGTAAAATCTACGAGCGGCGGTTAGAAGCAAAACGTTCAGGAGATAAGACCACAGGCGAGACGCTCAAGATTTCGTTGAACGGCACGTTCGGCAAACTCGCTAGCCGATACTCGGTGCTGTATTCGCCAGATTTGATGCTTGCTGTGACACTGACCGGACAGTTCACCCTGCTGATGTTGATCGAGTGGCTAGAGCACGCTGGCGCAACTACGCTCTCAGCCAACACCGACGGCATCGCTATTCGGTATCCGGCAGCGTTGGAAACCACGGTCCAGAAAGTCATTAGCCGCTTCAGCGAGGTTTCTCGGTTTGTGTTTGAGTTTACGCCGTATCGAGTTTTAGCAATGAAGGATGTAAACAACTACATTGCGGTCAAACCCGACCGCTCGCTAAAAGTCAAAGGTATTTACGCACCGTTGTCGTTGAAAAAGAACCCCACCGCACAAGTTTGCGCTGACGCGGTCGGTCAATGGTTGGCACGGGGGACCCCGCTTCTCGAAACAATATACGCCGCGCCGTTCAAAGATTTTATCTCAGCGCGTAATGTAACCGGGGGCGGTGCTCAGGCCGGCCAGTATTTAGGGCGGGTAGTCCGCTGGTATCAGTCTAACGACCCGGCTCTGGAACCTATACGTTACGTGAAGAATAACAACAAAGTTCCAAAGACCGACGGGGCGCGAGCCTGCATGACGGTTACGGATTTCGTTACGCACCCCGCCGATACCGACTACACATGGTACCACGCGGAAGCTATCAGAATCGCGGTCGCCGTGGGTTGTGAAAACTACCTCAGCCCGGAAGAACTCGCGCTCATAGCGCCGCCCCCTAAACAACCTAGGAAACGTAAAAATGACAACACCTCTGCAGTCGCCCGGTAATACGCGTACGGTTTTTGTGGTTCAAATCGACAATAGCAAAGACCTTAGTGATGCTCGGCGTTTTGGCCAGCTGAGAGCTGTTTTCAGCCGTCCTCGTAAGCCTTACAACACCCGCATGATGATCGAAAAAGCGCGGCGCGTGTTGAGCGAATGGAAACACGGTGACTACCTGTTAATGATTGGTGACCCTTCGTTGTGCGCCATTTGCGCCGCCATCGCCGCTGAGCAAGATGATGTGCTGAACCTGCTGAGTTGGGACCGTGAGCTCTTCCAGTACATAACGCATCAATGGGACTTCGGGCAACAGCCTGACAATTACGACGATTTCGCAACGGCGGATGACTAACCGCCTCTACTCAGAAAGGAGAAACAAAATGTCAAAAGAGAAGCAACCCGCCCCCAGCAGCTGGCAGGATACGCTGCGCCGGGGCAAGCAAGCCGTACCGCCCCGGTTCGTGATTTACGGTGGTCACGGCATCGGCAAGTCAACGCTCGCTAGCCAGTTCCCGGCCCCCATCTTCATTAGCACTGAGGACGGCTTAGACTCGCTCGACGTTACGAGCTTTCCCCGAGCGACTAAGATTAGCGATGTTGTTGACAGTATCAAGACGCTGATCAAGGAAGATCACCAGTTCAAGACCGTTGTGGTTGATTCGGTTGACTGGCTCATAGAGCCGCTAATTGTGGGGCATGTTGAGTCAACTCACGAAGCTAAAGACCTCGCCTACGGCAAAGGGCAGATGCTGGTGGCGGAAGAGTTCCGTGAGATCCTGCAAGGGCTCGATGTACTCCGGCTCAAACGCGGTATGAACGTTGTGCTAATTGCGCATGCGGCAGTCGTGAAGTTCGAAGATCCCCGCACCGAGCCCTATGATCGGTATCAGCCTAAGCTGCCTAACCGCTGCAACGCGCTCTTGCAAGAGTGGGCCGATGTGATTGCGTTTGCGGCGTTCAAAGTGATAATCCGCAAATCTGACACCGGGTTCAATAATCAAAAGACCCGAGGCGTGACCACAGGCGAGCGACTGCTGCACTTTATCGAGAACCCCGCATACGCCGCAAAGAACCGTTACGGTTGCCCTGAGGAAATCGAGATGAAAATCGAAAACCTCGAAAAGCTCATCCCCATTGCCGCTTAATTAAAGGAGCCCCTTATCATGGCAAAGTTTGGATTTGATACCGCCGAAGTTGACGTTTCCGCCCCCGCCGAGTATGATCCCATTCCAGAGGGTGAGTACGTTTTGAAGGCGCTCGACGCTGAAGAGAAGTCAACTAACCGAGGCGACGGCAGCTACATCAAGGCGAAGTTTGAAGTCGTCAAGGGCGAATACGCAGGTCGCCTCTTGTGGCAAAACTTCAACATTAACAACCCCAGTGAGAAAGCGCAGCGCATCGGCCGCCAGCAAATCGTAGCTTGGGCCACGGCATGCGGTAGGCCCGAGGCCGACGACACCGACAAACTGCTCGAAAAACCTTTCCGGGCAGCGGTCGCAATCGAGCCGGGCAGCAACGGCTACAAAGCCAGCAACAAGATCAAAGCGTTCTTGTTTAGCGATGACGGATCTGCCGCACCGCTAGCCCCAAAAGCCGCCGCCCCGAAAGCTGCCCCGAAGGCCGCTGCCCCTAGCCGGGCACCGGCAGCTTCGGCCAATCCCTGGGACTGAGCGTCATGGTAGCCATCCCGCCCAAACCTGAGCAGCAGGTCATCAACCGCATTTACAATGCGATTGAGAAAGAAAAGGCAGACACCGAACTGTACTTAGGGCGGCTTGGCTCTTCGGGGATAGGCGAAGAATGTGCCCGTCAGGTGTGGCTCAACTGGCGAGGTTTCGCCCGTGAGCAGTTTGACGGACGCATGCTTCGCCTTTTCGACACCGGCCATCAACAAGAGGCGCGAATCGTAGCTGATTTGCGTCGTGCGGGATTCGCGGTCTGGGATAAGCAACCCGACGGACGTCAGTATGAGTTTGTCGACTCTACCGGGCACTTTATAACAAAGGTTGATGGTGTCGTGAAAGACGTCCCTGAGAGCGATAAGCCTCATTTGCTTGAAGTCAAAACACACAACAAGAACAGCTTTAGTTCACTCGTAAAGAAAGGTGTAGCCGACGCAAAGCCCTCACACTATGCGCAGGTTCAGATCAGCATGGCGCTGGGCGGGTTTACGCGGGCGCTTTACGTCGCGGTATGTAAAGACGATGAGCAGTTTTACGTCGAGCGTATACGGGAAGACAAAGCCAAGCAGAACCGACTGCGAGCGCGAATCGTCAAACTCACAGAAGCCCGGCTACGCCCTGCCGGGATCAGCGATGACGGGTCGAGTTTCGGCTGCAAGTTCTGTAGCATGAAAGCGGCGTGCACTCGCGAAGTTGAACCCCTGCGCCACTGCCGCACCTGCTCAATGTGCACCCCAGGGCCGGAAGGCAAGTGGGTGTGCGAACTCAACAACCACACCCTAACCCTCGACGAGCAGCGGGCCGGGTGCGAACACTACGAGGCATTATGATCACAATCGGCATTGACCCCGGCTTGAATGGGGCGGTGGGAATACTCAGAGACGGACGATTCGTCGCCGTAGAGGACATGCCCATCGTCGCTAAGGGTTCGGGTAGCGTTAAAAACGAAGTTGACGCGGTGGGGCTTCTCAAGCTTCTGAGGCACTATGCCCCAGCGGACGAAGACGCGGAAGTTGCGCTTGAGCGTGTCAACGCTATGCCCGGCCAAGGCGTGAGCTCGGTTTTCAGCCTAGGGGATTCGTTTGGGGTTGCGCGAGCGGCGGTTTCGGCTACGCGACGCCACATTGTATACGTAACCCCTGCGAGTTGGAAAAAGTACTTCAGGTTGAGCTCTGATAAAGAGATGTGCCGGGCGTTTGCGATCAGAACTTATCCCGAGGCACCGCTCAACCTAAAGAAATACGCCGACCGGGCCGAGGCGCTTTTAATGGCGCGATGGCTTTATAACTGTAAGCACAGGTAGAAAAAGAAAAACCCCCGAACCTAAACAGTTCGGGGGTCAAGTCACCCCGCATGGACAGAGGGGCGACAAGGAGTCCCCACACACTCAGGGACTGGTGTAGCCGGAGTATATTGACGGTGCGGGGAGTTGCTGCCCAGCAGCTAGCGCACCATACCCTTGGGCTTGAGAAACTGCGCGTTCTTTCATTTTATCGTAAGCTAGCAACGCCAGCGGCGACATAACTGCTAATAATGTTGAAGGTACGCGGGTTACTGGAAACGGAAACAACGAAAGTGCTGAGCTCCCGGCTCCGACGCTCGCGAGGATGCCGCCCGGAACGTCACCTTCTGAGAATCGGCTGTACGCCTGCTGCCCGAGATCGGCCATTCCTAAACCTGCTAGCGCACCAGCTGTTCCGGGAAACGCCCTGTACCCAATATTTACTCCGCGTGAGAGTGCCTGCGCACCACGTGACAACGGTGAAGGCTGACGGGGTTGAGGCGGTTCTGGCGGCGGTGGGGGTGTGGGGGCTGTGCCTTGAGGCGGCGGAATATCCGCATAGACCTGACTCGAAGGTAGCAAGACCCCTGAAGGTGTCGAGGTTAGGCCTGGGGCTTTCGCGAGCAGGGACTTTGCGTCACCCGTTACAACCCCTTGACGCTTAAGCTGCTCGATGACTTTGGCCTGCTCATTAGCGGCGGCAGCCTGCTGAGAGGTGCCTACGTTATAGGTCTGTTGCCTTGCACGACCTGTAGCCCCTGCGTCCGTGGTGCCTTGCATCTGCCGGGTATGCATCGGGTCCGTAGGTATCGGGGCCGGAGGAGTGGCCGCTGGTTGAACCGCTGGGGCAACGGGTTGAGCCGAACTCCGTAGCAAGTCGGTTGCGGCTTGTGCTACCCGTTCTCTACCTCTTTCGGTGAACCGGCTCGCCTGTGAACCTAAAGCAGCCCCCGCAGCGTCAATCGCGACGCGACTAGCAGTAGGATACTCTTCATAGATTTTTCCAGGGAGCGCTTTGATCTCTTCAGTTAGTTTATCCCTGCGCTGTTGATCGGTGAGCTGACCGCTAGTTTCTTCTGTGCTCGGACTTGAAGGTGCGGCTGCTGGGGGCTTTCCCCACGTGCCGCTCTCAAACTGTGCTACGGCGTCGGCTATTTTTTCGGCTGAGTCTTTAGGGAAAGGAGCATTAGTACTTTCAAGACCTAACGACCCGGCGAGCCAAATTTTGTAGTTGTCTTGGGCTTCCTGCGGGTTCTCGTTACCGCGTGGGGCGTAACGCTCGATGAACTTATCGGGGCTGTTCAAACCACGCTTGAGCTTGATTTCAATATCGTTGATGAGTGCCCGGCGTCCGTAGTCTTTGTTTTCAAAGATAGCGAACCCGTTCTCATCAACGCCTATCTGGCCGTCATATTTTACCCCCGCCGGTGGGCGCAAATTACCTGGATTATTGTTGTACTCAGCCAACGTACTCATCGGTGAGGCTCCTTACTTTTTCTTCTGGACATACGAGCCGTTGGGCTGCAGAACCCAGACGCTACCGTCAGGCATAGTGCGTTCGGCGGGTCTGGAGCCGGCAGCCGGACGACCGCCCGCTGGTGCGCCGCTGGCGGCAGGCTGAAAGTTTATGATCGAATCGCGAACGGTCTGAATACCGTCATCATATTCTTTGACCGCTGCCTTGTACTCATCGGTGTCTTTGAAATCTCGAACGCTGATACCGCGTTTCTGCGCAGCGCGGAAAACGTCAGCCGCCTTGCGGTCAAACTCAGAGCGCAACTTGATCATCTGAGCCTTGGCGACTATACCTTCTGGGGTGTCTTTTATTGACCCACCCAGCTGGCGAACCACCTCAGCTTCCATGTTTGAGACACTACCCTCATTTTTGTAAAACAATTTTCTAAAATTCAGTTCAAGCGTAGTTGACGCGGCGGAAGCAAGCTCAGCAGCACGTATCTCAGCAGGCGAGCGGGTTGCGGTCCGGATAGCCTGCTCGATCGACGGAATACCGATGTTGTATGAGCCAACGCGTAACGTGTTTTCACCCAGCTGCCCTAACGCACCGAGGAACCCCGACTGAGCAAGGATACCGAACGTGCCTTTAGTCTTCGGATTTGTAGCTAATTGAATGAGTGTATCAGCGCTACGAATCAGATCGGGCGCAACCTTAGCATCCGAGTAAATTGCTTCTTCATTCTTTACGTCAACTTTAGCACGTTCTCTAGCTCGCTCGCCAGAGGCCTCGATATCCTCTTTAGTTTGCCGACCTCTAACAAAATTTCGCACCGCCTGATCGCGAGCCTCACCGGTCAGGTTACCCACCCTACCGATCAGTTCTCGGTATTCGCTGGGAGTCATCAAAAACTGGCCTTCAACGCCGGGTAACGTATAAGGTTTCTGCTCTTCCGCACCCGTGAACACTACTTCTCTTGTGCGGGTATCGACGAGATTACCACCCACCACCATGAGGTTTTCACGATCGTCTTTGCGCAAATTTAAAACAAACTTCGCCAGTGCCTGAACCCGTGGGTTGTTACTTATAGCCATCGCACTCAGCTGAGGGCCAGTGAGTTGATCGAGCGTAGAGCCTTCCTGAAGGCCTCGTACGGGAGCAGCGGTCGCCTGAGCCTCAGCGGGTTTCGGCGCTAACGGCGCACCCGCAATCGGCTCAGCCGCAGGGGCTCCTTCAACCGGGGCTGCGGGGGGTGTTGCGCCTTCAGCCGCCGGCGTAGCCGCTGGGGTGGTCGGGGTCGGTTTGAGCAGTCCGCGCAGCATTTGCTCATCGCGGGAGGCCTGCTGAGCGCCGAGCTTAGACGCCGCGAGATCGCGACGCATAGCAATGTTCTCCAGCATGCGTTTTTCTTCGGCCTGCTGCGCGGGGACGACTTGGGAAGCTACATTACCGAGCGCCTCGCCAAACTTACCCGTCTTGGTTGGGGCTAGGAACCCTTGCGCCATCGCGAGCAGCACCGGGTCAAACAACTGCTGCCGGTTAGTTAAGGCTTTCTCAAGCTCGTCCTGAATACGTAAAAAATCATCAAGACTTTTCTTTTCACCGGGCGTCTCGGTGTAGTAAGAAACGGGCAAAGCGCCTTTGGAAGTAGTCATTATTAGCCGCCCCCTTTATTCCACCAATCAACCCAGCTGCCTGTATCACCACTGTCGCTACCGCCGCTAAAGATTTTCTCAATAACGCCAATAATTTTATCACCCACGCCTTTTCCGCCAGCCGGAAATGCCGCCCCGACCAAGGTCCCAAGTCCGGCGATCTGCTGCAACGGTGAGGGGGCGAAAGTTGTTGGAAGCGTTTCAGCGGTTTCAGTTGAGGTCGTCGGGTACGTGTAACCGCGCATAATTTCAGCCACGTTCAAAGCTCGCTTGAGCGGTGCTTCTATCTGAGACTGATCGTAAGCCAGTTTCGCAGCCCCTACGTCACTCAAAGTCTTCAACCCCGAAGTTGCGGCCTCTTGTTCCTGAGCACCTAAACCTGTGAGAGCACTCGTGGCGGTTGCTAATTGACCTTGCTGTTTGAGTGCAGCGTCTAGTGCGGTTTGAAAACCTTTCGACCGAGCAGCGGTTTGTTGCGCCTGAAGATTAGCCGCGATATCTGCAAGCGCTTGACCGCTAATGTTTCCAGTGCGACTGCTCCCTAACGCTCCACCCATGCCGCTTACGCCCAACGCTTTGAGCGCGGGCAACACGTTCCGCTGAACGTTGATATCAGACTGCTCCTGCATCTTGTCAATGACCTGTTGTTGAAACGGATCATAAAACGACCGTAGCTCGTCTGAGAAAACGGGTTTCCCCTCTTCGTCATACGTAAGTCCGATGTTCTTAGAAGCTGCTTTTCCCGCCGTAAGAGCTTGATCTAAAGCGCTCTGATAACGCGTCAAATCTGAAAGACCCGGTAAGTTCGCATCAGCTTCCGGGGTCATAAGAGTTTTATAAAAATCGGGAAGGTCTGCAATCAACTCTTTACCGGTAAACGATTTAAACGTCGGGTCGGTGCCCGGCGTTGTATCAGTTGCCGAAGTGCCGGGAGTTGTGGTGCCCAATGCACCTATTCCGGCCTGAGACAGCGCGGTGAGATAATTTGTAAGATACTCCGGCGCTTTTGTGGTTGAGGTCTTAGTTAGTTCGACGGGTTCTGGGGCGGAACCTTCAAATAATCCGGACATGTTATTTGCCTTTCTTCAGGTAGTCGAGCGGGCTTTTGTGAGCCGGCGGAGGCAGATCTTTCGGGTGCTTTGAGCGAGCACGGTGCCTGATCTCATGCATCATCTTATACAATTTTTCAGTTCCGGCTTTAGTTGAGCCGTTTCCAAGGGCACTGACAACGTCCGCCGGAAACACGAACTCCCCGTCAGCAAGCCACGCCGGAATATCGTCTGATTGCCCGTCACCGGGGCCGGCCACATGCTTACCGTCACGGAAGTCTTCACGAGCGTGCCCACCTTTGGCGTACATCATTTGAATGTTCAGCGGGGATACTTTTCCGCCGGTTCTGAACATTGGAACGTAATCAGATTCATTATAGCTTGAAGATTCTTGATCGGACAAGCCCAGAACTTCATCAATTGAGGGCTCTTGACCATAGGCATAATAGGGCATAGCACCACGCTCCGTTAAAACATTGGCTAGTTCGGGTTGTATCTGTTTAAGCAGGTCTTGCTGCTCGTTGGCTTGCTGAAGCGCTTGAAATTCGGCAAGTGGGTCAACATAAGCACCGCGCTCTTTAGACTTCAAAAACTGCGGACCTAACCAATCAACCGCAGCCGCCGCACCCGCCATCGCGGGCATCATGATAGCAGAACTGCTGCCCGATTGAGAAGTCTTTGGTTTTGTTTCTTTCGGCGTTTCAGGCTTGACTTCTGGTTTAACAGGCTCAAGAGGCACAACGATATCGACTTTCGGAGGGTCGCCAACGTCAAGATCATCAAAAACAGTTTCCTGACCTTCAGGGTCCGTAAAAGTACACCTGGTCTCTCCGCCAGGCTTCCACTCTACAGTCACTTTGGTGTTTGTAGTTGTATCCGTAACAACCTGCGTCGTGACGTTTGTGGTAGGGTCAACTGTAACGTCTGTTGTGCGAGTGCCATCAACTGTCGTTTGAGTGGTCACACCTGTGCTTGTATCGCTTGTAACCGTAGTGGTCGTGCTACCAACGGTCGTTACTTGCGAAGTGACGTTGTTATTAGTCGTAGTGGTCGTTGCCGTATTAGTTGTGCTGTTAACTGTAGTCTGGCTCGTTACGTTTGTCGTCACATCGGTTGCGGTTGTGGATGTGACGTTGTTGTTTGTTGTGCTATTTGCCGTGATGTTTGAGTTTGCATTTGCGGCCGCCGCGATAGCCGTGTTAGTGTCTGTGCCAGCAGCAATCGCAGCCGTAATCGATGATGCTGTAGCAACCGAGGCGTTAGCCCCTGCATCGGTGGCTGCGGTCACAGCGGAGCTAACAGCAGTACTTGCGTCAACGCCGCTTGCGATTGCTGTTGATACGGCCGTGCTCGTTGAGCCTGCGACAACCGCTGTCGCATTTGCACCATTTTGCGTAGCCGTCGAGACGGCTGCGGTTACTGAGGATGCAATAACAGTCGAGGCGTCAGCACCGCTTTCAATTCCGGTCTTGACTGAAGATCCAACGGTCGATGAGACCGTCACCGAAGCATTAACACCGTTATTGAGCGATGCGGTAACGGAGTCTGCAACAATCGTGCTGACGGCTGTTGAGGTGTCCGCGCCGCTACTTAGTGCGGTCGAAAGACCCGTATCAATTGACGCAGTGATAACGGCTGACATGTCACCGCCAGACTTGGCGGCTGCGTCAATTACGGTTGAAACCGCTGCGCCAGGGGCGAGACCATTATTGATTGCAGCCGTAACAGAACCCGATGAGGCTTGGGTTATGTCGCCAGTCTGAGCGAGCGTGTTATTGAATGAGGCTTGAACGCCTGAGCCAATCGACGTTGATGCGGCCTGATCGAGCGTATCAAGCTTTGTGCCTTGCATGGACCCTGCCGTAACGCCACCATACAAAGCACCGCCTGTCATGTTAGTGAGCGCATTTGCAGCATCAATAGGTCTACCCAACGCCAAATCAATCGACCCGGCAATACTGCCTTCCTCGAGAACTTCCTGTGCTGACTCTTTCAGCGTGGTCTTGCCAACTTGAGATACGCCACTTGCCGCCTCATCAGCCTGGCTGCCAAAGACCTTGCCTGCCACCTTGCCTAAGCCAGCAGCACCGCCTGCAAGGGCTACGGTGACGCCAGCAGCTGTACCGGCAGCTTTCTGGGCGGCCAAGTGCGCATCCTCCTTTGAAGCGCCTTTGGCAATCTGTGACTCATATTCTGTGTTGTAAGCAGCGCCACCATTTTCTAAGGCCGAGGCAACGGTCTCTTTGACAAGGAAGCTGCCGGGGAACTTAACTGTTGCAAGTTGCAATACTTCTTCAACAACCTCACTACCAACAGTAGCGCCAAATGCTTTTGGATTCTTAAAAGCCGTTGATACAAGATCGCCAACATTAGTTGCAAACTCTTTAATTCCAGAGGAGTCGCCAACTTTTTGGATAGCCGCATTGATGTCCTTCTTTCCCTGCGTGATGTCAGCGCCTTCTGCTGCAGTAGCGGCAGCAGCAATTTGATTGGCCTTATCAAGAACTGTCCTGCCCGCATCTGTAAAACCTAGTGCGCTTAATACGCCAGCGATGGAGTTAGCCCCGAAGCTTGCTACGCCTTGCGCAGCAACACTGCCAAGCACTGAGTCAACCCTGGGCTTTTCCATTGTGACCGGGCCTGTGGTCGGTGGAAGGTCCTTGCCAGCACTATTGACTGATGCTGGCGTAATGAGGGTTCCTGACTTGCCTTCACTGATTAGCGCATTAACGGCATTGACATACTTGGCGTAATCCGCATCACTTGTACCGCCGCCAGCCTGAATAAAGGCTGCACGGTTATGCATACCGTTGGGTGCGACATACGGGACTTCAGTTGATGGCTTGCTTGCTGCACCTGATAAGTCAGGTCTTTCTGCTGCCGTAGCGGTGCTATAAGTTTTGCCTTGCCAAGTAAACGTTGCATCAGCGCCAAGCTTTTCACGCGCTAAGGCGTAGGCCTCATTGAAATTGCTCTTGCCTGCGATCTCACCCCTGATATCGGGCAGGTTCTCAGCGCGAACTTGAGCCTGCTCGCCGGAGGTTAATTTGCTACCTTCAAGAACACCTCGACCTCGAGTGACAAGTTCGTTGATTTGCGCGTCGTTATAGCCAGCAGAAGTTAGAGCGCTGCGTAGCTGGTCTTCAGAGCCTTTACCTTGCGTGAAGCTTTGATATGCAGACTGAACGCTCAGTTTGTTTTCTAACTTAATCGCATTCTGGGCATCAATACCGTTCAATAGTTCATTGGCTCGATCTGATGTGAAGCCAGCCGCCACAAGTTCTTGTGTGGCCGTATCTCGATCAAGCTGAGGCGTTCCAAATTCTGGATCAATCTTTGAGTAGCGGCTCATCACATCAGCGCCGACGCGGTTCATATTGATCCGCTGATCTGCCTGTTGTGCGTAACCTTCAGCTTGATCTGCCGTGAAGCCAAGGTTTTTCAATTGACTAACAAGACCTTCACGGCTTAAGTCATTGCCTGGTCCCAGGTAATCTGACAGGGTTTGATTGGCAGCGTTTTGCCGTTGCAGCAGTGCAATCTGCTCATCTTCAGCACTTAACCCAAGTGGTGAGGCGTTGGCCTCAAGAAACGCAGCGCGGTCTTGCGGACTCATACCCGAGGTTGAGCCTTGGGCTAATGAGCCTAATACACCGGACTGCAAAAGCGACGTGGTTGCACCTGTTAAGTTACCCTGCGCAGCTTGATAGCCTGCATTGAGCAGTCGTCCAGCAGTAGCCTTATCAAGGCCCGTTTCAGCCGCAATAACGTCTGAGGCTGCGCTCATGCCCACGCTCGTTACGAGCGCCATCGGGTCAATCTTGCCTGTATTAATAAGTTGCGACAGAATATTCTTGCCTGCTGCAGCAAACTCGGCTGGCAATAACGCTCCCAATGAGTTAGCAGCCGCGTTAACGCCGCCAGTCAATACCGTGGTTTTGATCGCATCCATTGGATCAACACCGCGAAGCAATTGAGCGCCAAGATTCAGTGCTCCGCTACCCAATGTGGCCGCACTTGCGCCTGTTAAAGCGCCGCCAGACAACGTACCACCTAAAGCTTCTGCAAAACCCGACCCGCCAGCGGCTGTAAGCAGCATTGGCAAGACGCCTTCAATCAAAAACTCTTTGAAAAATGGCGTCTCTTTTGGTACGGTATAAGACTTAGCTTCGCCAACGGGTATTAACTTTCCGTCTTTCATCATGTAGGCTTGAGCAACGCGATTCTGGCCTGCGTAGTCACCACCTGGCGCACCACCCACATAAAACAACACATTGCCCGATGCTATGTCTTGAGCATTTGCTTGAATGGGCGTGAGCTTGCCGTTCTCAACTTTAAAGGTCTCAACAAATGTGCCGTTGTAACGATCGCTTGAGCCAGGCTTAAAAAATGCCTGCTGGATATTTGGGTCCGCAGCCATGAGAAAGTTCTCAGCCGCTGTTGTATTTGCTCTAAAATCAACGCTTGGTTTTACACCTGTTGTTAGCTCGGTTTCGCCTGACAAATGATCAGTTGGGGAAGTTAGCTTTCCAGCCACCAGCGTATGTTTGCCAGTGGCTGGGTCAAACACATACCGACCGGCATTAGGATCTGCTATGTAGCGTGATGAAGCGGGATCATTTGGATTGTAACGGTCTTCGGTGTAAGTGATTTCTGTAGCAGGTGCTGTACTTACGCCGCTGGCTAATGACCCTAAAGCGGTAGCGCCAGGAACACCCCCAGGAGGGGCACCCATATTATCATTAGTTGGGTAATAATCAGCCAGTGACTTACCTGTGGCTCTGCGAATATCCTCGTCTGATACCCCATACTCGGACATTGCAGCACGCGTAGCTTCTTCAGTAGGTGCGCCCGCAAAAAACTTGCGGATGTTCTCATTCATGGCATCTAAGCCAATACCGCCTTCACCCGTTGCGTATTGATAAGCGGTTGATGTGCTCATTAGATTGCCCTCGGGTTTACGGCACCGACTAATGCGGCGGCCCATTCTTGCCAGTCGTTAAACTGATAAGGCTCGGGTATAGCCTCATTAGCAAATACGTCAATAGCCTTTAACCCCGCGCCCCATGACTTCCAATCAGTATCAACCGTTGGGATCTGAAGCTGTTGCGCAGCATAAGCCTCAACCATCAACGCTGCCCAAGACTCAAAGCTGTGATAACGCGGATCATAAGCCAACGGAACGGTCATGTTGAGTAGCCTCGAACGTCGCCGGTATCGGCGTCAACTATGATTTTACCCGTTTGATAATCGCCGCCTGAAACATTGCTAACTATCTTGATTCTCAGTATGCGGCGCTGCTCTTTCATGTCGATTTTGCCCGTGCCCGGCGCAAATGTGTATGGCCCCGTAACCTGATCAACTTCATCAGCATAGGGGCGACCGATGATGTATAAGTCAAGGTTTCCAACCTGCACAAAGTTTGGCTCAACGCGCTCGATACGCGTCCATTTGTTTTCACCCACAGGAGAGAACGTAGCCGGACCGCCGGCTATGACGCCGAGATCAGAGGTCGTAAAGTATGATTCTATTGCGAGCACGGTTGCGCCCTGAACCACGTCTTTTCCAATTTCATGTTGCCACAACGAGACTTGTTGAACTAGCGAGCTAACCGTAATTTGAAAGTTAGATCCAGCAGGAAGAGCTGCGGTCAAGGTGTCGCTCACCGCGTAGTTTTGACCCCCGCTATTAATAGACACCGTGACAACTTTTCCACCAAGAACCGTAATTGTGGCGGTTGCCCCAGTACCTGACCCGCCTGTGAGCGCTTGATAGAGATAAGTGCCGTCGGTGTAGCCAGATCCTTGATTGCTGATTGTAAAATTGTTTATCGCATTGGCGGTGTTGACGTTATAGCCGGCCTGAATTGGAAAGCGAAATACCTGAGAGAAATAACCCGCCGAGCGCTGCGCACCGGAGGCTTCCCCGGTATCGTACCAGGTGTTGTCGCGTACGTTGTAAATCACTGCGTCAGTGCACTCAGTGGCGTTACCCCTGGGGTAAAACCACCAAACCTCACCGAAGCGAGGCACTTTAGTAGCCCAAACTTTTTGTCGCTGCGCGTAGTTGAGGTTGTCGAAAAAGTAGTTCTGATTGAACGTGTTTGGAATCTCTTTTGTAACCCCGTTATACAACAGGAACCGATCGACCCCTGTCCAGAAGTAAATACCGTCATACTCAATGACCGCCGAAGACGACAGAAATGAGGACTGCGAAGTGATGATATCGTAACGCCAGTAGGTCGTAGCTGCGAAGTTAGGCGTACCCGCCACACCTAACGATTGAGGTGCGTAAGACACTCGAACCAGTGAGTCTAACGACCAAAAAAGTCCCGAAGGCGAGTTTGAACCGCCCCGCACCGGCAGCCCTTGCAGTATCTTACCCGTTGCGGCGTTGACCTGATTGGCGTCGGCTGAAACCCAATCATCAATATCACCGGCTGAGCAGTTCCAGATAAGACCGTTGTTGCCGTAAACGAATACATAAGGATGAAGGGCAACAACTCCGCCCGAAATCGAAACCTCGTTGTCAAACGTGAGCGTTGTTACGCTCGTAGCGGTTGCGTTCTGGCTCAGCGTTATAGTGCTCGTAACGACTGAAACAACCGTCGTACCTGCCGGTATTCCGTAACCTTTGACCACCTGCCCGGCAGCGATACGCAAGTCGGTGGTCGGGATAGTAACCGTGGGCAAACCACTCGTGACGGTACAGCTATATACGGGGAAGAGACCCGCAGCCCAGAGCGTTGTTCCGGTCAACGGACCGCATAGCAACCGCGTGTTGGTCTCATTATCAATACTGACTAAGTCCTGCGACGGGTGCGCGAGCAGTAGGCTCGTGTTGTAACCTACCGTGTCGGTAAACGTGTCAAACTGCCAAGAGTTCAGGTCCGAAGCCACAAACGGCGAGTCAATGGCGCTCACCTGAAGCACTAACCCTGAGCCCACACCACCAAGAGAAGTATTGCTAGCGGTGAGGAAGTCCCCAGCCACGTAACGTACTCCGCCTCCGGTCACGGTCACGGCGGTTACGGTTCCGCCACCACCAACAGTCACCGTAGCGACTCCGCCCAGCCCGGTGCCTGAAGTCGTGTAAGTCAGAGGCACATTTGTGTAAATTCCGGGCAGGTAACCCGAACCGGCAACCGCTATACTCATTGACGTTGCAGGGCCGCCAAAGGTCATATTCGTAATGCCTGAGCCGACCCCGTTGTTGTCAACCGGGATTAACTGAAGGCCGTCATTGTAACCGCTGTAAACGTTGTTGTATAGGTTTCGAACAACAACGTATACCCCGCGAGAAGGCCCGGCGAGCGAGTTTACAATCTGACGATAGCCGCCCATTTTTCGCGGACGAGCCAGCTCACCCCCAAACTTTTGAAAACGCACCCAGCGCCCATCGGTGTAATACTCTTTATCGAAAATGGTGCCGTCACGTTGTATGCCGGGCCGAGTATCAAGGGAGAAGACTTTCTTAGTCATCAGAAAGAGCCTCCCGACAAGCCTTCAGAGGTGACAAGGAGTTTCAAACTACTAAGTACCGATATTCCGAACTTCCCGGCTCCGGGTCTGAAGATACCTGTGTTTGTTTCTGAGCCAAAGTTTAAAGAAGGATTTAATGCTGTGCCGTTTACAAGGCTAAAGGTTGTTCCCCCTGCTTGAACTGTGTTAGCGTTCAAAATATTTGTGCCGTCGCAGAACAAGCTCGCCTGCCCCGGCGCAGGCACGGTTGCAGTATTCGCACCTACCGCCCCGGTTGATATAGTTAGCGTAAATGTGCCGGCATTACATTGGTTACTGACGACATAGAAGTTAACAACCGGCGGAACGATAATTGTAACATCACCTGCAAGGGTTCCGTTGTAAATTTGAATTGTGTTTGAGGCTTCGTTAGCTGTTAGGGTGTATGTTCCGCTGGTTACGGTTTTAGTCAGAATACCATACTCGAACTGCGTGCTAACCCCGTAGCCCACTGTAATGAACCCGGTTCCAGTCGAAACAATAAAAGCCGACTCGTTAGGCGCAAACGCTTTTGAAGCCCCGCCGTCAATCAGCTGACCGCCTATACAATTAACCGTAAGCGTGCCCGTTCCAGCATTTTTTATTAAAAAGAACCAGTTACTGCCGACTACAGTAGCGGAAGGCAATGTTGTGGTTGTAAGGCCGCCGCTCCAGATATAAGTTTTCGCCCGATCACCATCAACAAACACCTGACTCGCGGTGATGGCTGAAACCGGATGGCTTTGATTCAGGGTTAAACCACTAGCGAGCAGCCCCGCCCCGGCAAGCGTAGCCGCATCAGCTGAGGACGTTCCCGCGCCGAACGTAAAATTACCCCAAGTTCCGTACTCGTCGGCGTTGTCGGTCAAATAAAGGTAACGCGCCGCACCGGAAGGTATCGACACAATAGTGCCGTTGCCATCGTAGGTCTTGACCGTAAACGTGCTGCTACCGACGTTACGTATCAGCGCATCCTGCCCGACCGAAACCTGATTGGCCGGAGGCATGCGCAGCTCGTAGCTGCCCGAAGCGTCCACGTCCATGATTCGAGCAGCCGGGGTCTCGGTGGCTTCATTGCCGTTAATTGGCCAGAACAGCTGAAGATTTGCGTCGAGTTGAATCTCAAGGTAGAGAACATCGGTCGGCTGTATTACATCGCCGGTAAAAGGGCTAATGTAACTCATGATCAGCTATCCGAAGCAATCGCCTGACGATCGGCGATACGTAGTTTGTCTTCGGCTATAAGCGTTTGCATAATCGCGTTGTACTGTGACTGCCACATCGGCATCCGTTCATCGTTTTTCAAGAACGGCATAGCCTGCAGGAGCGACCCGTACAGCAATGCCTGCGGAGCGTATTCGGTGAACCAGTTTGTTTGATTTGAAGAATCTAACGGTTGAACCCGCTCATAGTACAACACCTCAAAACTATAAGCTTGAACCGGTGGAACCAGTGCGTGTAGTCGTAA